TTAAGCTCATCTGTATAATTTATTGCTCCTTTATTAGAACTTTCAATATATCTTTCCGCAACGTTTTCAAGTAGTTTCATAGGGTTAATGTTTTTAATGTTTTGTTATTCGGTGTTGTAGCACATTAAAACGATGCTACAACACGGCATATAGTTAATGCCTAAGTCCGTGCTTAATTCAATAATTTGTGTCTGTTTGTCCATAATTAAAATATTTTTTTGCCCACGCTCTTTTGTTTTTATCAAAACAATTTAGGTTTTATATATTTGTTTTTTACAATATAACTTGCATCATAGTTTGTATTCTCTTCTTTTGGGTAATTGTAAATGTCAAAATAATTTTCTATTATTTTCTTGTTCTTTTTTACAAACCTTTTATTACCGCAAATATAAAAATACCTATGTTTTCTTTTTTGTGGTACTATCTCACCACCGTTATTTATCCAATTTTCGTTTTTTGTTTTATCATTATCTATATTAAATCCTAATCTTGACATTGTTTCTGGTATATGCCTTTCGTGGTATTCTTTACCATTGTAAAAAAACTTATTTACACCTCTTTTGTCTTTTTGGTTTACCCTACCTGCACCAGTATAAATCCAATTAGTAGCTTGATAAATATATCCATTATGTCCGTTATTTGGGTCAGAATAAGAAACAACCACATAATCACCTATCTTATTTAAAATATTTGCGACAAAAAAAGAAAGTGTATTTTTAGGTAGACCATCATTTGTTATTAGTCTGTTTAATTCTAAGTAAGTCCCTTTATCAAACAATTTACTAAAAAATGGAGTAGGTGGCATACCTAAAGTACAAACACCAATAATTTCATTATTATCAACTAAAGCATAAGCAAACATTACATTGCATTTTCTTTTGGCATAGTGCTTATACAATAGCCATTCTTCTATATCATTTAAAGTTACTTCAACTACTTTATATTTTTTGCCCACGCTCATAAAAAATATTTTAATTATTACTTCTTTTATTAATTTAAAAGTCTGTGCTATTTACACGGCACTAACCATATACCAATACGTTAGTTGCAATTAAAGGCTAATAAAGTTTTCTACTTCTTTTGTTAAATTGAATTCTTCTCCATTATGCATTTTTTGTGCTATAATTTCACCGAACGCCTTTAACTGTTCCCTTTGGCAACTAACACGTAATAACGCTAATTGCTCTTTAAATGCTTCTATTTCAGTTTCGTTTTTAAGAAATAGCACTTTTGATTTTTTACCGCTTAAATTAGTCATTGTTATCACTTTGCTATCTACTATTTTATCTATATCCATTTTTTTTATTTTTAGTTTATTAATCCATCGCAACTAGCGTTATCACCGACCAGTTAGGTGCAATACTACATTAGTTCTTCAATTACACCTGTGCATTTTGGGCAAGTGTAGTGCTTATTAAATCGCTTATCAAAAACCTTATTAGTTCCGTTACAGCAATCATATTCGCTTGTATCTTCAAGTGTAGGTCGTTCACTCTCACTCAGCAAAACATTCATTTTCTTATCCAATAAAAAAGCGTATCTATGCTTTTGTGTTCTTGGTAGCCAAACACCTTCTAAATCCTTTGTTTTGCCTCTTGGGTTCACTCTACCATCAGCACAAAAGAAATCAGTTTTTTTATCAGTTAAGCCATAGTATTTAAAATTGCAAACTTGGTAAATACTTCCAACGTGCCTACTATCATCAGCTAATGTAATTACAGCCTTAACTTCCTTTTGTTTTAGCATCTTCATACTATTGCCAAGTAAATAGCTTGTTGCGTTTGTACCATTAAGTTTAGGTAACATACACAGTCTGCTAAGTTCTAATACACTTTGGTCGCTATTAGGTAATCCAAACCAACTTTTCATTGCACTTATACCTTGTGGGTTGCTAAAAGTAGAGCAGCCAACTAGTACATTATCAATATAAAGTCCATAAGAATATTTTGCAAAGAACTTAGCATCTTTTAAGTAGTGGTATTGTTTAATAAATGCGTAAGCTATTTTCTTGTCAATCTCACGTATAGTAAAGATTTCTTTTGCTTTTATCTCTCGGTTTTTGAATTTCGCTACATCTCCGTCAATGTTCACTACTTTGTCAAATAAGAATAATTCTGTTTGTTTCATATTTTAGTTTTGTTATATTAATACCGTACTGCACCTAACAATGTATATACGCAATGCTTCCTATCGTCAGCACTTCGCATATACTCGTCCGTTAGCAGCAATTAGCGTTTAATGACAAACCAATAGAACCTATGTTTTGCTATTGCCCAATGAGTTAATCCCCAACTATATGGCTTCCCTTCCCATATATTACTTTTATTTTTTACGTAGTCCACATCAAGTTTGTATTGCCCATAAGCAAGTTTAACTGCTGCTAACAATGTATATAGTGCATTGCCTTGTGGTTTTTTATATCGTTCTTCTACTTCCATTATCTTTATTTTTATTAATTAAATTTTGTGATGCAACGCACCATATACAATTACGTTGGCGGTAATGCTAAGACCGTGTAAGCAGTCCAACAAAACCTACAACCAATATCAATTCAAATATGCTCATTTCTGTTATCGGTTGTTTAAGCCATTCAGAAAATTGTGAGCTACTTTCGCTATCACCCGAACAGGCAGTAATTAAAAGCACTACCGCCAACAATGTATAAAAAACATAGCGGGGGTTTCTGTTATTCGATGTTTGTTCCATTTTATTAAGTTATTTATAATTTGACATTTAAGCGGTATCTATCCGCTACGATTTTTTATACTGAGCCGTTGTGTGCCATTAAACGATGACCATTTCAAGCACTTTTTTAAAATCTTGTTGGTTTTGTATTTGTCCAGCAAACATTGTTTCCCAATCACCCCAAGGGGTTTCATCATCTCCTTGGCAAATTAATACCCAATTGTTTTTGTCATTATAAATAACATCAATCATTCTATCCGAATACCCTCTTGAGTGATTTGTGTACGGCTTTGTGTAGGCTTTGTTATGATTGCCTTTTTCTTCATACTTAAATACAAAACCTTCCGCTTCTATATTCAACATATCCTTAAAATTAACGGCACACAACAATGTATATAGTTAATGCGCCAAGTTATGTTAGTGCTTAATTCAATCGTTTGTGGTAGGCGCACTAACCATATACCTACCGTTGTGAGTAATACTACTTTTTAGTTATCCTTTCAAAAACAACTTGTTTAGGTAGTATATCCTTTGTTAAAAATACACTCGAAAACGGTGGGTTAAGTTTTGGCTTTACGTCTGCGTAATCCTTAAAGTAACTTACTCGCTTATCAAAATACATTATTTCAAAATCATTGTCCGCAAACATTGTAAATCTTTTTTGGCTTTCAAACAATCCAACAACACCTACAAGCATTGCAAATGGTTTTCCTAATTCAAACAGTTTGCTAAATACTTCATGTTTTAGTGAGTAAGGCGGATTACTTATTATGTAATCAATTTCACTTGGTGGCTCATATTCAAAAAAGTCAAAACCGTTTTCGATGTGCGTATTTAAAACCTTATGCCCATTTGCAACTAATAGTTTTACAAAGTTACTTTTCGCCAAATCAAAAGGACACCATACATAACTATTAGGTTTTAAATATTTTAACAAAGGCTCTATTGCATAATTTGGAGTATAGAACTCATCATTTTCATTTCGTGCAGTTGTTTTTTCTGCTTTGTTTGTAATTAAATCTAATTTCATAATTCAAAGTTTTTGCTTATTTGCCCGTACTACACACAACACGTCATATAAGTAATTCATTTACTCGCTTAGTATTTCAATCTTAGTTATATTTTTAAACATATCATTTAGGTCAGTCAGCTTTAATACTTCGACCACTTGGCTACATTTAATAAATTCACCGTCTAACATTGGGTGCGGTGCTTCTACCCATTTTTTATAATGTATTAAAACTGTTTTCATATTTCTATTTTTAAATCCGTAAATAAACTACTCATATAACCATAGTGTTACCAACAAGTGCTTACTTCTGTGTTCCAAATAAAGTTTGTGCTTGTAAATCTTTTTCTTTTCTTTTTTCTTCCCACGCTTTTTTTACTCGTTCTTCTGCAATAGAAAAATACTTATCTTCTAACTCAATACCTATAAATCGTCTATTTGTATTTACACAACCAACACCAGTAGTACCGCTTCCCATTGTATTATCAAGTATCAATTCGCCTTCGTTAGAGTAAGTTTTAATTAAGTACTCTATCAAGTCAAGTGGTTTTTGTGTTGGGTGTAACCCTCGCTCTCTATTAAATTTCTGTACACTACTTGGGTATCTTAAATCAGGTCTATTACTACTTATTCCTTTATCGCCTATTAATCCACCACTTCCGTAAACTTCTGCACTTGTATTATAATTAACCTTGGTCTTTACTCTCGCTTTACCACTTTCAGCACGTTCTTCCATTATAGGATTGTAACAAACCTTCCCACCTCCATTACTAAATACAAGTATGCTTTCGTGTTCTTTAAATGGTTGGTATTTTACAGTTCCAAAATTACTTCCTGCGTTTTTCTTCCATATCCACTCGTGCTTGAAGTATTTAACGTGTTCACATACCAAAGTAGATGTAAAGGGCTGTGAAGCGAATAACACTATTGCACCGTTCTTTTTTAACACTCTGTAATATTCGCTAAATAGAAAAGTCAAGTCTATTTGACTATCCCATTTACAATCTGTTGTTCCGTAAGGTAAATCACAAAGAACCATATCTACGCTTTTATCGTGTATTTGGGTAAAGTAATCTTCGCAATATCCTTTGTGTAATTGTATTTGTTCCATAATTTTAATTTTTCAAATTAATATTTGCCAACGCTCAAAAAAGAAAAGAAAAAGTTTCAGTTCTTAAATAAAAGTTTGCTCTTTAAAGTCGCACCAGTGGGTAACACGTGCTATAAAACATTAAAACGATTTCATAGCACCGAGATGTTATGTGGCATTTGCGAACCACTTAGCAATCTTAATAGCATTATTAAGTTTATACACCTCACATATTTTAGTAACAGATTCGTCTTCCATTGGGTCTATTACGGGTTCAATATGTAGTACAGCAAATAAAGCTTGTCTTTGGCTATCCTTTACAATCATTATACACTCTTCACTCCCGTAAGCAGGATTGTCCTGTGTTGGTATATCGTGAAATAATCTGTTACTAAAATCTACTACTTCCATAATTAAAAACGCCACATAACACTGTATATAGCAAATAGCCGTGTTACGGGTCTTTTTGGAACCATCTGCCTGTTATTAAATTTGTTTACTTTTTGCATCGTTTGTGCTTTATCTCGGCTACTTGCCATATACTCAACGTTATATGCAATTAAAAAAGACATTCAATAATAAATATAGGTAATGGCTAAGTATGCCTAACAACTGGACTTTCACCGTGTTTTTCGGGGTTATTGGTTTGCATACGATACTGTTAACCCTTTTTATCGCCACTACCCATATTATTTGCTGTTATGCCACACTACTCGTTCTTTATTAAAGTTATTTATTTAGCTTATCAACTAATATTCTTGTATTATCGCTCATTTTAGCACCCATTTTATGCATAGTATTTACTGTTTCTATGCTATTTAAGAAAACTAATTGATGCGGTTTTAAGATAAAATTATCTTCATTTGTCTTGTACCACTTCTCTCTAGTACGTTGATTATATACGCCTTCATCAACAACTACTTCGATGGTATTTGTTTGTTGTACGTATATTATGTTTCCGATTCTTTTTTCTGTGTTCATGTTTTGGTTATTTTAAATCGTTGTGTAAAAACGATATGATTATTGATAAAAATATAATTACAATTAAGCAAAAAAGCGATAAAAAAAAGCTTTCTGCACTCCAACATAAAGGATTATTAGTAGATAGTGAATTTCCTATAATGTAAAGGCAAAGCCAGCACGCTATTATCGTTATTATGGTTGTTTTTTTCATAGCTATTTGTTTAAAAAAAATTAAGGGTGTTTCATTCTCAATCTAAATTCAAAGTTAATCTTTTCTTTTTTAGATAATTGTCTTTTTTTGTTAAATATTTTTTCGCATAGTATATCTAGGATACTTTTTATTAGTATTCTTTTGCGTTTTTTGGTTTTTAACTGAAGTACACTTGAAATTCTTTTGGGTTATTTATTGCTAATTGCATAAATTCCTTAAAAAGATTCATGTTTTCGCTGTACTCATTAATATCTAAATTTGCTATTGTTGTAGCTAGTGTGTCATGTAAAAAGAATTTAAACCATAAATCTTTTTCTCCAATATTATCTAAATCTGTTAATTGTATTTCTATCTTATAAAGCTCTGAAATTAGTTTTCTTTTGCTTATTTCGTCTGTTAAGTAAGATTGAAATAAATTTAATATAGGTTTTTTTAATGTTTTCATTTTCATTAGCTTTTCTAATTCTTCAATTTCTAAATCAATGTCTTCCAACTCGGCTATAAATTCGCCACGTTCATAACTTAAACTAGGTAAGTTTTCAATCATAGAATAAAGTTCATCTGCTCTCTCTTCTAGCTGTTGTAGTTTTGTTTTTGTGTTCATGTTTTTAGTTTTTAGTAAATTATTTCATTTATTTTAGCACCGTTTTGGTTTGCGTATTCCATTAAATCGTTTTCATTGTACTCGCATATATCGGACAAATAAAAATCCAGGATAATGTTAAGCATTGCACCCTGTTTATCTTGGTCGTAGTTGTAAAATTCATACCTGTATCTTTCCCAGCCTGCTAATGTGTTGGAATAAAAGCTTGTGAAACCATCGTAGCTTGTTAGCCGTTGTTTTATATATTCCAAAAACTCCTGTCTATAACAATCTAGACAAAGCTCAAACAACTCTTTTATTACATACTTATAAGTAGTTAATTCTACTAAAATAACATCGTTATTAAAATTATAGAATCTTGGTCTAATCAATTCTTTGTGCTCTAAACTTATTTTAAAGTCTCTTTTAAGCTCTTTTTCTATTGCTTGAGTAAACAATTCGGCTGCTTCATGATGATTGCTTAAGTCTTCTAGAATTGAACCATAAAAGCCGTTAAATATTGGTAGATTTATTTCTAGTTTCATGGTGTTTATTTTTTGTATTGATTATTAAATATTTTTCTTATGTAGCTTCTTAACGCATTTCGTTCTCCTTCGTCTTTTACTTCGTTGCATATAGGAAGTATTTTATTTTCCATTTCGTTTAATGCGTGAAAGTCTTTTTTAATGTTAAATTTTCTATTGTACATTGCTTTTAGTTTTTAATTAATTTTATTTTTTAGTTAGTTTATATTGTATTGCTTTAAGTTACTTTTGTACGCTTCCAAACTCTTTAATGATTTTAGTATTTATAGTTTTTAAATTCGTTTATTTTTTTACCATAATTTTCTAAGGCTAATTGGTTAGCGTATTTTTCTGAGCACCATTCACTAAATAAATTATTTGTATCTAGTATTCTGTGGCGTGTTTTGGCGTCTATTCTCACTCTTTTATCGTGTCCTTGATGTATTGCAGTTATAATTACATTTCCGTCCGTAAAAGCTTGTTTAATTGATTTAATTGCATTCATTATTCAAAAGTATTTTTAGTTAAACATATTTGATTCACTCCATTTTCAAAAATAGTATTTCGTTCATATTCTATTGGTCTGTCAATGTCTAGAAATTCACTTTCGTTTATCTCTATAACATCAGGTTTGTTTGTGTTTTCGCAAATATCTATTTTAAAATATCTTACATTTATTTTCATTTGTTCAGTTTTTAAGGTTTATAGTTGCCTTGCATTACGCAAATAATACAAGGCTTTTTTGGTTTGTTTAAATGGTTTCAAAGTTGTTTTCAACTAATTGCTCAGCTATTGGTAAAGTATGCCATAAAACGTCTGTATTTGCTCCGTATTGTTCATAAGAGCCATGACAAGGCTCAATATAAACGGTTTCTTTCATTCCGTTGTTTGTTTCTACTTCTACTTTTGCTTTTTTCTTTGACTTGTACAACTTTACACTTATTGTTCTCATGGTTTTGTTTTTAAAGATTATTGATTTCGTTTTCTGCTTCTTGTTTTGATGTGTGCCACTCTCCAAAGTGGTCGTTATTTATGCCGATTAATCTGTATATTTCAGAGCCGTTGAAAAAGTCATAACCTGTTATTACTTTAAATTTATGTTTTGTTTTCATAATTCCTAAGATTTTATTTTTGTTTATATGATATTTAGCTTTTATGTTTGATTAATTCTTTTTTACTGAATGATTTTTCTAAAAATTCATTTACAGAATTATAATTTTTAATTTCTTCTTTGTTGTTTATTAGTCTTTTTGCAAATTTCAAGCATTCTTCTGCTTTTTCTAATGTTAAGCAATCCCATGATTTTAAAAAACCGTGCCCAGTTCCAAATTTTTTACATGGTTTGTTTACTGTTGATAATCCGAAGCCTTCAAATCTTTCTTTTTGACAATAACCAAAAAACCCGTCTTTATGAAAATGAAAATAAGTATTAAAACTATTTCCTGGGTCTTCTTTATTATAAGAGCTTATTATATCATAACCGTTGCTTAATAATAATGTTGCGAACTCGTTTAAATCTTCTGTTTTTGTTACTTTTATAGTTTTCATAGTTTTTTATTTTTTGATGTTTAAAAATTCTGCTGTGTTCATAATGTTTAGTTTTTAGGTTCTATTATTCTTATTTTAGTTGTGTTTTTGTGGCTGTAGTGTTGGATAATTAAGCCAGTTTTTAAGGTAATTGTTTTTTCTAGTTTCATTTTTTAATTTTTTAAGGTTTAATATTAGCTTATTTGATGGCTTAACAGTAAGTAGGCACATAAAACAATAATCGTTAATACTGTAGGTTTTAAAATTGCTTGTAATTTGTTTAATTTTTTCATGTTATTTTATTTAAGGTTAATAATATTTAGATACTGAGTATATCGCGAAACATACTCAGCTATTTGTATATTTTTTAGCTTTCAAACGTTCTCAGCTACTTTAAATATAAAAGCATAGTTTTAATTAGTTTTATTTTCGAGTTACTAAACTAACTAATCAAAGTATTTTATAAATGTTTGTTCGTATAAATACGGAAGCAATATAATGCAACACTATTATAAATGTAATCTATTAATTAATCTAGTAAGTATTTCAAGGAACTCATAAACAAGTGAAGTATTTTCGTTTTTGTTTACATTGCAAACATACAAACAAACTCAAATTACAACCAAATAAACCTATCTTATTTAACAAAGTTTTAACAAATTAATTAATCTAAATTGTATTAATACACTAAAAATCAAATACATACATATTTAACCTATTTAGCATATATATATTAAAACAGTTAAATCCTTAATACATACATACATTAAATACGTATAAATAATATATATATATACTTACATATTTAATACAATAGTTAAAAATTGACGCTGAATTTCGTTTGTGGTTTTATGTAAAGATTTTTTTTTGGTTATTTATTCCCCACTAAAAAAATATTTAGTCTCACCTAAAAAAACATTTAGCATCAACGTAAAATATACAGGAGTACAATCGTATTAGTTTTATATTGGTTCTGTTGATTGAAAAAAGTCCAGGACAAAAAAGCTAAAAAGTTTCGACACTATGTGCTCAGAATTGCACCCCCCTATGCGAATGAGAAAAGTTTTGGGAAAGATGTGGATAACGTAGGTTGGGGGTATAGCCCACTCAAGAGACTAAAAAATACCACTCATTTGACTAAAAACTATCCCACTTATAAGACTAAGAAGTGTATGTTTATTCAATACAAGATTATTTACAAAGAAAAGGTATGTATAAACAAATAAAACAAAAAATGCACTAAGCTACCCTAGCACATTGTATACTATAATAGTGTGCTAGTAGACCATGTTGCATTTAATTAAAATAGGTTATATAGTTTATTTAATCTAGAAACTGTGTTCCTGTGTAGTCTAGATTTCTTAGCTACGCTAGATATGTTTATTTTCTTGTTAGCAAACTCTATCATAGTAACAGCGTCTTTAATGTCTTTAATGGTTACTGCATTTATATACTTGTTGTAGTTATCTGTGCCATACTTAGACTTGTTATGGTTGTTTATTTCGTCTTTATGTACCATTACATACTTCTCTAGTGTTGTCATAGGCATCTTAGTCATTTCTGATATAATTTTATTGTGTATAAACTCATCTGTTTCTAGTAAGTTATTTACTGCATCAAACACTTTACTTGTGTTGCTCATTATATCATTTTTAAACCTATCTCTTATCATTATCCTAGACTTAATACTCTTGTTTAAATTCATGTGTTTTTTATTCCAAATATACTTTCTAATGTCTGTATTCATTTCTTCTAACTCTTTATCTTTACCTTCATTTATAATGTCTTCAAACTGCTTTAAATCGAACGAGTAGTTATATCTGTGATATTTGTTTTTTATTATAATCTCAATGTAAGTAGTTAGTTGTTGAGTGTCGTAATGTTTATTTAAGAAACCTAGATTTAAAGATATTTGTTCTAGACGCATTAATACTGTGCTTTTTTTAGGTATAGAATTGTAATTGTATGGAAAACAATTTATAGTATGCACTCCTTCACTAAACTTTAAAGCTACTTCTTGCTCTACTCCACGTATAGGATAAAAAACTTTTATTGCTTTTCTTAAATCATCATCATCATAAAAATCTCTGTATATACATATATCACTTCTGAATGCGTATTGGGAAGAAGATAGTTCATCTAGGCTTTCGTTTACCATACTTTATATTTTGTACAAAGATACGAATAATATAACAACTAAAAGGTTAGTGCATTTACTAAAAAATAACTATATTTGCTACGTTAAACAATTAAATTAAAAAATGGGAAATTCATTAGATTGGAAAGAAAGAAACCAAGAGATTATGAAAGATTGGTACGAAAAAAAACTAAAAGAACATGAAGAATTTATGAGTAAATCATCAGAAGACATAACTTTAGAGTCGGAAACAGGAAAAAAAGATTTTGATTTTTTATCTAGACAACCACACTACGACAACTCTAACGGAAGCTTGTATAAGTTTGCAGTAGAGCAAGGTTTAAATCCTTATGAGTTTGAAGTAATTAAAAGAATTGTTAGATGCAGAAGAAAAGGAGAATGGATTTCTGATATAGATAAAACTATAAAAGTATTAGAATTGTATAAAGAAGAACAAGGACACTTGTATAAAAACGAAACAGAGCCTGTTAATATTAAAATACAATACACAAATGGATAAATATAAAAGAAAAGCGATATTTGATGAATTAAACAGATACGATTTAATAGCTGGTAAAAATGATTACATAGAAGTTACAGAATGGCACAATGGAGAAGGCTTTGATGTAGAAATATCAAGCAAACTAGGTGCTAGATTTCAGTTAACTTATGGAGAGTACAATGCGTTAAAGAAGTTGGTTAAAAAAATAAACAAATGATATATTATATACAAACACCAAATCCTAACAACTGCAATTACTGCGAAGACTGCAATAGTTCTTCTTTAGTTATAGACGGTATGTTATACGCTTTAATAACCTTAGTCGCTGTGTTTCTAATAACAAAAAGAAATTTAAGACGATATAAAAAAAAGTAAAACTAAAATGAAACAAATAAAAACAACTAGAGAAGATTTAATGGACTGGTGGTTAAATAAATACCACAACACAAGTGTAGATGATTTAATTAAAAATCACACTAAAGAAGAATTGTCTACACCTAATTGGTTTAAGATGTACCCTGTAACTAAAGAGCAAGAACAGGAATGGGTTGATTGGGCTAAGAAAAAGCTTATGAAAGAATACAAAGTGAAGAGCAAAGAAATATTTGACAGGTCATATTGGTGTTGGATATATTTAGATTGCTCGCCTTACGTAATTAAAGATACAACAACCTAATAAACTAAAATTATGATAAAAGCAGACCAATACTTTAAAGACAACCTAGCTAACATACTAAACAATGGTACGGAAGATTTAAACCCTAGACCAAAGTATAAGGATGGTAAAGAAGCACACTCGTTGTTTATAACACAAGTGTTTGAAAAATACGATATAAGCAATGGAGAATACCCTATTACCACACTAAGAAACACAGCAATTAAAACAGGTATCAAAGAAATTATGTGGATTTACCTACACCAAAGCAACTCTTTAAAAGACGCTAAAGATTTAGGTATAAATTGGTGGGGAAATTGGGATATAGGAAACGGTACTATTGGTAAGCGTTATGGTTATACAGTCAAGAAGTATAACCTATTTAACAAGCTAATAGTTAATCTTATGAAAGAACCATTTAGCAGGCGACATATAATAAACTTATGGCAAGAAAGCGACTTTTCAGAAGACGATAAGGGTTTAAAACCTTGTGCTTACGAAACCCTGTGGAGTGTTAGACAGATAAAAGACAAACTTTATTTAGATATGACGCTTAACCAACGCTCATCTGATTATATAACAGCAGGATATATAAATAAAACACAATACGTAGCTTTAATGATGATAGTTTGCTTACATCTAAACAAAATAGTAGGTAAAGAATTATATACTTGTGGTTTTTTTTCTCACTTTGTACAAAACTTACACATATACGACAGGCACATAGAAGCTGCGGTAGAGATTATGCATAGAGAAAGTGGCAATCAGCCTACAATGAGCTTAGATAAAAACTTTAACTTTAGTTTTACAGGATTAGAGCAAGGCAAGAAACTAGATTCAGAATTAGAGATAGCTATTTAATTATTATCTTTGTAAAAAAAAGAAATGAGTTACCTTAAACTACAAGCAAGAAAAGCAGAATCAGTAACGCCAAGTGATACTGAAGAAATAACTTTACAGAACACAACTAACAGGGGTTGTGTGCTTTACATAGGAACAGGCGGAAACTTAAAAGTAAAAACATCTAATGGAGACGAAGTTGTTTTTGCTAACATCTCAAATGGAAGCTTTCTGCCCGTACAAGTGATACAAGTTTTTGCAACAGACACAACAGCATCAGACATTATAGCTTTATGGTAGGGTTATCTATATCTAATAGTATAAGTATTAAAGGAGATGTTTTAAGTCTTGATGCAAATGCTATTTTAGCAGATGATTTTGAAGCTAGAGTATTAGCAGATAGCGGTACATTTGAAGCTAAACAATGTTTAATTGATATTTTAAACGAAATTAATACCATATGAGTGTAGATAACGCAAAACTAATTATAACGCCTAATGGTTATAAAGCTGGCAAATTATACAGTGTAAAGCCTAATGATGGTACTTTAGATGTAAATTGGCAACGCAACGGAAGTGCAACGAGGGTAAACGGAAGTGGTCTTATTGAAAGCGTAGGTAATGACGTGCCTAGATTAGATTATACAAGTGGAAGTTGCCCGAGTTTGCTGGTGGAAGAGCAAAGGACTAATTTATTACAAAATAGTGATGGTGATTTAAATGATTATCAAAACTTTAATGTATCTAATTCAGATTCACCTATTTTAAATTTTTCAAATTCAATCAGCTTCCCAAGCGGTTCAATTCGTTCATCCGCATACAATAGGAGTTTTCAAGCACAAAGCGGAAATACTTATAGTTTATCTTTTTTTATAAAAATGAATGATAACTCAATTCCTGTTGTCGGTAGCAATACAACTACAGGGGATTTTTCTATTATTTTTTATGGGTCTTTCTTTTCAAGTTTAAATATTATTCATATATCAAAAAATGTTTACAGAATAAAAGCAACAAAAAATGCTACATCTACATCTACCCAAGTAGGTGTAATAAGATACGAAGGTCAATCGGGGAAATCTTTTAAAATAACAGGTTTACAATTAGAAGAAGCTTTAAGTGTTACAAGCTACATACCTACAACAAACACAACAGTAACAAGACCAGCCGACGCACCACAATCAATAACACCGCCTATTGGCACGACTGAAATAAAAGAAGTTTTTGAAGATGGAAGCGAGAATGTTATTACGATTATTCCACCTACTTACACAATACCTTTTGGGCGTTTCAAATATATAATTTTTAGCTAATGGAATACAAATTAAAATACGAAAGCAAAGAGCAAGCTATTGAGCATTTACATAGCTTAGGCATAACAGATGCTGAAGGCAAACACGACCAAAGAAGATTGACTTTAGTTTGGCTAGGTTATGAAGTTTTAGAGCCTGCCGAGTTTAATGAGCAAGGCGAAGTAATTAAAGAAGCAGTTTATGGTTCTAATTATTTAGTTGATTTAAAAACAGATGACGAAAGTTTTGATTTTAGCAAATATGAAGTTGATGTAAAAACGCCTAAACACACATTCTCATGATAAGTAAATTACTAGCACACGATAAACTAAAGCACTTAACTATTGGCACTTTTGCCTTTATTGCTTTAGACTTATTTATAAGCCAAATAACAGCCTTATCTATTATATTGGTTGTGTTATTCCTTTGGGAAGTAATGCAGCGAGTAAATGGCGGTAAAAACGACTTAAAGGAGATTGCACTTGACTACTTGTACGGTGTAATTTTACCTATTTTTATAACTATTATTTACTAAACACATTATGCCACCAAAAAAGAAACCTTATAGCGAGCTTAGTGATTCCGCTAAGTATTACAGAAACAACAAAAAGGCTAGAGATAAGAAAAAGAAAACCGACACTAAGATTAATGCACGCCCAGAGCAACGTAAAAAACGAAGCGAGTTAACTAAAGAAAGACGTAAGCGTGGCATAGATGGAAAGGGTGGAAAAGATTTATCCCACACAGGTAAGGGTTTAATTCTTAAAAGCGTAAAAGCTAATCGTGGCAGTAAATCTGATACAGAAGGAGATAGACGAGCAAGGGGTGGAAGAAAGAAAAAGTAATGATTGTAACACACAAACGTAATAAACACTTGTCTAGTATTAAAAACACAATACTAGGCTTGTTTTATTCTATGTTTAGATTGCAAATAAGCGTATGTTTTAACAATCATTCTAAATACTGTTTGCTAGAAGAAAACAAACTTAATTGGAATAAGATTATAGGAAAAGCAAGCTTAGCTTATAGTTGCAAGAAAGGTCATAAAGATTCTGATATGTTGGTGTGGAGATACAACTCTAAAATAAATAAATTTGAAATAGCTAGGTATTGGAGAAAAGATTACGCTTTTCAGTACGACATCTTAGCCACTTTAGAGAACGATATGCCTTTTAGTATGATTGTTAAATTTAGCGGTCTTAGACCTACTACATTTTGGTTTGGTGGCTCACAGAAACCCAATAAAGACTTAGAATATAAAATTAAATTTAAAATAAATAGATAATGAATAAAGAACAAATACTTATTACAATCGCAATGCCATTAACCACAATCGCATTGTTACTTTTGTTAAAGAACTTTATTAGAGAAGATGTAGCAGCAGGATTTACTATAATAGCTTTAATATCTTACTACTCCGTTGTTGTATTCTTTGGTTTAAAAAAGATGCCACAAACAGATTTAGGTATGATACTTAGTGCTGCGTCTATTTTTATTATGCTTGTTTTAAGTACACTTTAATTATGGCTAGAATTGTACCGTCTAATTACGATACTTTTGAAGAATACACGAAAGCCTTTAGAGAAGATAAACTAAAAAAAAAGCAGATACAGCAAAAAAAGAAACGAGCAAAGTATTACAGGCTTCGTAGGCAAAAGTTATCTAACAAAAAGAAAGCAGAGAAAAGAAGAGAAGAGCGTAAAGAAGAACGCATTAAAGAACAAGACAAGCAAAAAATGTTTATTAAGGTTATTAAAGAACGAGACTTTGATTTCCTTAAATACAGAATGTTTGTGGATTATTATTTTAGACGCTCATTCTTTACAGATATAAACAAGCGAGAATTTGAGTTCTTGTTTTTCTTGTACTCTGAACCGCCATTTAGTAAGCAGTTTTTTGTAGAGTTCTCTCAAGCACTAACGTGGAACAGAAGTAGGCTATCTCAGCTTATAGAAAAAGGTTACATTAGAGAGTATTTAAGCAAAGAAGATATGCTAGATAAGCGTAGAGCAGTATTGTACGACTTAACAAAAGAAACACGCAAGATAATAACCAACTATTACAAAACTCTTTTGTTGTGTTATGAGATGCCTACATATGGAGAGATGTTTAAACCTACTAAGCGAAACTATATGGATATGAAGTTTGCTAAAATGATAGATTTATTTAACGAGAGATTAAGAGAATATCATCACGAAGTAGCACTAAACAAAGACGATAACGATAGGTTTGATTTAAACCAGCACACTTTTAAAGAGATTTACCAAACTATAAAAGATATAATTTAATATCTTTGCTAATTAACAAAAATAAATACATTATGAAGTTACAAGAATTAAAAAAAGCAGAAACAAAGCTAAAAAGCATTGACTTTAAACAGTTGCCTAAAGAGCTTTTACAATCTATTAAAAAAGAAATTGATGCTTTATTAAAACCAAAAAAGAAAGTAGAAGAAGTAAAAGTAAAAGATGCTGAAGAAGTAAAGTCTAAGAAAGAATAATTTAAGCTTAACATCAACAATAAAAAAACGCTCCCTATATTTAGAGAGCGTTTTTTTTACTAACCAATTAAAAAACTAAACCATGAAAAATCTATAATCAATCACCGACTACAAATATATTCATTTTATCCATAACATCAAACATTTTTCCATTTATATTTATATTTGATGCTCTGTTTTTATCATACCAAACTATATCATCTTTTTGTATCTCAGTAGCCATATCGCCTGACGAGAACACCTTACCTTTACAAAACTTTTCTTTTTTATAGTCAGACACAATAAAATCGCTATCGTTTGTTGTTTCTTCTCCTATTTTTTCAACAATCACTTTTTGAAACATTGCTTTCATAATTACGCTCTTTTTATATTAATTGATGTGTCTGTTAATAAAAATGTTTGCGAAACACTTGCTGCGTTTTGCAATGCACATCGTATTACTTTATGTGGGTCAATAATACCTGCTTTAAGCATATTTACCATTTTGTTAGATAGCACATCGTATCCTATGTTTTCGTCTTGATTGTTTTCTATTTCAGAAATAACATCGTCTACATTAGCACCTGCATTTGTAAGTATTTGCTTTATGGGTTTCCTGATTGCGTTTATGGTTATCATAAACCCTAACTTATAATCTTTATGATTATCATTACTATAACTAACTTTGTAGCTAGCATTAAACAACGCTAAACCACCACCAACTAAAACACCTTCTTCTATTGCCGATTGAGTTGCGTTAACTGCATCGTCTACTCTGTCTATTTTTTCTTCTAACTCCACATCAGATATAGCACCTACTTGTATGGTAGCAATAGAACAGCTTAACTTAGCAATACGCTCATCTAAAAACTTAGATGCTATGCTTTTTTTAGTGTTCTTTTTTAATTCTAATAACTCGTTAACTTTTAAATCAATAGCGTCTTGATATCTTTCTTTGTCTACATCTAAAAAAGATTCTTTGTCCGAACAAGTAAATCCTTTTGCAGTTCCTAAGTAATCTAAACACACAGATTCAATATTGTCTGTACCTTCATTCTTTACTAAGATAGAGCCTGTGGCAGTAGCTATATCTTCCATTAAAGCATTACGTTTACTCCCAAAAGACGGAGCATCTACAAATCTTACTTTTAGTTTGTGTTTTATAATGTTAGCAGTAAATAGGTTAGCTACACTTCGCTCCATTTCGCCTATAATCAAAATCCATTTATCTTCTTGTTTAGATTTTTTAAACAAAGGGATAATTTGTTGGAATGATTCTATTTTTTTATTACAAACAAAAATGTAAGGATTCTCTAATTCCATTCGGTTGGTTTTCTCATCAGTAACCATGTACTGATTAAGTAAACCCCTGTCAATCTTTAAACCATTGCTTTTCTTTACAGATGTAATTTCGTCCATAGAACGCTCGTAAGTAACCACGCCATTTTTTCCTGCCAACTTAAATGCTTTAGCTATTGTGTCTCCTAATTCTTTATCGTTGTTTGCAGATATTCTAGCTACATTATTGTAGTCTCTTTTTTTAAGCCTTAATGCTTTGCTTTTTAAATGATTTGTAACTTGTTTAACCGCATCACTTATACCTTCTTTAAGTAAGATAGGGTGTGCACCTTTCTCTACTTCTACTTCTGCTAAATTCATTAGCTCCCTAGCTAATACAACAGTAGTAGTTGTACTATCCCCACAATCTTCTACGGTTTTCTCAGCAGCTTGTTTAATAATTTCTGCACCTAAAGATTCTAATGGGCTTTCTAAAAAAATATTTTTGGATACGGTAACTCCGTCTTTTGTTATTTTAGGTAAACCGCCTTGTGTTTCAATTAACACGTTTCTACCCTTTGCACCCATAGTTGAGCTTACAGCATCTGCTACTGTGTTTACTCCTTTTAAAATTTCAGACCTAGCATCTAAGCCGAAACGAACTTCTTTAATGTTACTCATTTTATATTTTTTTTAAATTGAATGCTCAAAGTTAGTAAAATAATTAAAATTAATATTTGTTATCTTTGTATTATTAAAAATATTTTTCATTTATGGCAAGAATTTCAACATATAGCATAGATACAACGCCTAGCGGAGATGACCTTTTAATAGGCTCTCAAGCTAATGAAAACAACAAAACATCTAACTATAGGATAGATTCTATTATTCAATCTATACAATCGCAAGCAATAAATAGCATTCCTAAAGTAGTAAACGTTGTTTTAACAGAAGGCGAATCTATGTCGGATAGTCTTGCTGAAATAAATATTACTGTAGACGTAGGAGACACACCTGTTATATTTCAGTTTTTTAAACCAACAAATGTATCAGGAGCAGTACAATCTACGTTAGAGTACGCTAAGATAGTTTATTTATTTCCTTTAGGTAATGGTGTTTACGAGCCTGTATCAGACAGCTTAGAATTTAAAGACTTAATACTTTTAAATGCTAGCAAACCAAGTCAAGAAGATATTTCTAGTTTGGGGCTAACAGTAACTATAGATTTAGGAGATATTACAGGAACAACAGTAAGCGAAGAAGTAAATAGTCTTGTGCCTTCTGTTAACCTAACAGACCCTGATACAAACTACTTATTCACTTACATACAAGACTCAGTAAGCTACTTTACATTGTTTGTAGGAACAAATGGTGTTTACGGAGCAAACGATACTCAATCTACAGATTCAGACTTTGCAGAGTTTACTAATTCAGAAACCTTAGCTTTTGAAGAAGATAGAAATATAAAAGGAAGTATTGTAACGGTCAATACAGCTTCAGATTACTACGACAATGATGCAGACGAGATTGATGCAGTAGTTGCAGCAGTAAATGCTTTACCTAAATTTGAAGTAAACCAAGATTTTTATGGAGTAATTTCTGCACAAAACTTTAGAGTGCCTACAACTTCTGTAGCATATAATTGCTTATACATAATAACTCGTGGTAAAGGGATATACGGAACAGGTGGTACGCAATTAACCAACAGTAAAAGTGATATAATTAAGATTTACGATGGATTCAGAAACTTAGATTTATCTAATTACGATAATACTGTTTCTCAGTTTATAACACTAGATGACGTTCCTTCTGTATCGATACCCACAGATGTTTCTGTTTTTAATAACGATGCTAATTATGCAGACGAAAATTATGTAGATAGCTCTGTATCTTACAGGGGTACATACGGAAACAAAGACGACTTATCTAACATAACTTTTCCTGAGTCAGGAGATTATGCTTTTGTTCTTATTAAAGCAATTAATGTTCTTCAAAAATGGATATACTCAGATAATAAGTTTAATTTAATATCTGCAAAAGAAAATTATTTTAGTTTCAACACAAACTTTTCTGTAGACTACAGGTATCACAACTCAGTAATAGAAGCTAAAGATTTTGTAGATACTATAACACTAAACAACCCTACAGACGGATTAAGTTATATTATTAAAAACAATACACCTGCAAATATTACTTTGTCTTCGGTATCAAACTTAACCGAAACTGTTTTAGAGCCAAATCAAATAGCTAGTTTTATCTACAACGATTCATCGAACAGATACGATGTAACATTAAGTAAGAGTTCACAAGGCGTTGATGTTGGCACTTACTATTACGGAAACTCCGCTACAACTCAAACATCTTATGTTGCCGATTCGTCAACCACATTTTTAGTAGATGGCGTTTCTCCAGATACAACTAAAAGAATAGTAAGTGGCAAAACAGATTTTTTTAACACAAGTACAGGAGATTTAGACTTTACTGGTCTTAGCATAGGAGATATTATAAACATAGAAATAGAAATAGAAGCAACTAATGTTACTGCAAACAATGAGCTTTTAGTAACTCTAGTTACGGGTATAGGTTCGACATCAAGCAAAGACTATAGATTAGGAAGAATAGTAATGAATACTGTTGATGATTACAAGCTAGTTGCATCTAGAAGAATACCACTTAAACGAACAGCAGAAATAGTTTTTCCTGGCACAATTAAGTTTCAGTTTTCTGAGAACACAGACGCTATTTTAAAAAGCGTATTCATAGAAGTTATAACAAAGTAATTAATGATTAATAAACTGCTACTAAATACAATATCAGAAAAAAGCGAAACTATTGTTTTAACAAAAGACAATACTACGTCTAATTTTGATGATTTTTTAAACATACAGTTTGTTTCTAGCGATTACTATGCGGTTTATGACAATGGAGTATCTAAAGCTAAAATATTAAGCGGTCAAGATTATATTGACACTAATAAAAACGATTTAGATTCTAAACTTTATGTAATATCAAATAGCGTATTAAAGTTAACAACAAACAACTCTTTTATATTTTCGTTAGACAAACTTAGTGCGTTAAACAAGCTACAAGAGTTAGTTTTGTTAGAAAACTCATCTGGCGGTTTAACATCAGGAGACATAAAAGATTTACCGTCTTCGTTAACTAAAATAGAGATTGTAAACAATAACAACCTTAGCTTAAATGTAGAAGATATACCTTACAACTGTAGGTCATTCAAAATAAATGGAACAGGAGACTTCTCTACGTACAATAGACGTAGTTGGATTACACAGATGAAAACCTTATCTATAAAAACAACAGGCGGCTCAGGAATGAGTGAAAATGATGTAACTAACTTACTAGAAGATTTATCAGAAACAACTTGGCAGGTAAATGGTTTAGTTGAAATATTAGGAAACCACGACTCTTTAGCAACACCAACAATGCAACCTTTTATAGATGAGTTAGAAAGCAAAGGAGTAACTGTTAACTTAAATCAATTTATAAGCTTCGATTAAATGGCTAAAATATTAACATACGTAAGAGATAACGATATAACAATTAACGATATTGTTTTAGGCTCGGATGGAGACGATAATAATAAAACCAAAAACTATACAGTAGGTGGTTTAAAAGACTTTATTGCATCAGAGTTTGGTACAATAAACCAAGATAATGTAATTAAATCGTTTACCTTACCAACAATAGAAACTCCTAGTGCTACACAAACAGTATTGCAAGAAGCAGCTTCTTTAGTAAATTCATTATCTCCGTCATTAACAATAGAAGCAAATGATATATACTTCTTTAAGTTAAATAGGGGTAATCGTTTTTTTGTTATAGCATTAAAAAATTTAGGCAAAGGTGTTTACGGAGTAAACGATACTCAAATAACATCTCAAAACCTACAAGTAATATCAGACAAACCTTTGGTTGTAGAAAACATAGAGCAAGATTCTACAACAGATATAATAGCTTTAGGAGAAATACAACCGCTAAACATATCTCAAGCAGTAAACAACATAAACCCACCTATTGATATTCAAACTTTGTCAGAAGGGTTTACTGTTTTTACAGTAACAGTTAACTCAGAAGTAGAGTCTTATTTATATCAAGGTAATAGCGGTCTTACAGGTTTTGGAGAGCAACAAACAACATTATCAGACTTTAACCTAGTAGACCAAACAGGCTTTGAAACAGGCGACCCTATACCAGAGTATTTATTAGGTAGAGACCTTAACGATTTATTACTAAATAAAGACGCAACAGAAGTTTCTAGAATACCATTACCAGCATTTGCGTTTTCAGAAGATAACGTTTCTAGGTTAAAAGAATTAGTTTATGAAGAAGGAACAATATCATTATCTAGGACACCTTCAACTTTCGAGAGAAACTTAATAGGTGGCGTAAGCATAACTTTTAATTACGCAGTAACAGAGAGAGACGATACAATAGTTTCTGCAACTTTTGATGGAAATAATGTGGCATTAAGCCCTAACGGAAGCCAAACTTTTAATAACATAGTTAGTAACCTATCTAAATCATTTCAAGTAACATTTCAAAACTCATCAGATTTAAGTACACGAAACGTGTCATTAAGCAGAACAGCAGTATCTATTATACCACAATGGAAAGGTTCAGCTAATACTAATGCAGGGTTTAATGGAAATAGTTACACAAACTTAAGCTCATCGTTAAGTAAAATAATTCAAGGAAGTGCTACTACACAAATAACAGTACCTGCTGGAGAGTATGGGGTGTTTTTAAGCACTAAATCGGGGGCAGATATAATAGAGACAGGAACAGGATTTGCTTTAGCATCTAGTGCTTATACAGAGCAAGCAATAACAGTAGAGTATCAAGACGGAACATCTCTTACTTTAACGCAATATATAATTAACACTTCAACAGGTGTTTTCACATATAGATTAGAATAATATGGCAAAGTACAACGGAGCATTTAATGTACCAGGCGGTTTTAAGATACAAAACCCAACACCACCAGACGACAGAGAAGTTGTTATTAACGATGCAGATTTATTAAACTCAGCACAGTTAGACAATATCTATGAAGGTATTATTGTTTACTCAGAAGAAAGTAAAGAGCATTATAAGTGGAATGGTTTAGATAGGACTAACTCAGATAATTGGGTAGTTTTATCTAGTGGTGGCGGTAGTGTTTCAGAAACTCCAAACAAGCCTGTAAGAGTAGATATAACAGACCCTTTAACTGATTTACAATCTTTAGGTGCAGAAGATTTTTGTGCAGCAGCAACAAACACTATAAAACCAGATGTAGTATTTGAAAAATCAGAAATACCTTTTTTTTCGGCAACATACGGAGAATATTCTATAGTTTGGACGTTGAACGATTTAGCGGTAAATAATAGTTTTGGTACAGAATCTACTGCACTTACATCTGCCGATATACAAATAATATCAAGAACATCTTTAAACGAAAAAGTACCTTACACAGGAGCAACACAAGACGTAGAATTAGGAGAGTTTGGTTTAGAAGCAGGATACGTAAAGTTTGATGTTACCCCAACAAACACTCCTACAACAGAAGGTACAACATTCTTTAACGAAAACGATAAGGCATTAGAAGTGTATCTTAATGGATACAAACAAGTAATTGGCGGAGATGTGTTTTATCCTGTAAAAAATCAATCTAACGCTACAATAGCAAAAGGAATACCTGTAAGATTTGCAGGAACTTTAGGAGCAAGTGGAAGATTACTTATAGAGCCTTTTTTAGCAAACGGAAGTTTTGTAAGCTCTTTATTTATGGGAGTAACAGCAGAAGATATAGCAAATGGAGAAGAAGGTAAGGTTTTATGGTTTGGTAGAATAAGAGGTTTAAATACAAGCTCTTTTTCGGAAGGAGATATTTTATACGCATCTACAACAGACATAGGAAAGTTTCAAACAAACATACCACAAGCACCAAACAATATAGTACAAGTTGCAGCGGTAATAAACTCTCACGCAACACAAGGAGTTATATTTGTAAGACCTTCAATAGGCTCAAACATAAATAAAGACGAAGGTGTTAAAATAAATAATCCTACAGAAGGAGATATTTTAAGATACAAAGATGCTAATGGTCTTTTTGAAAATATAGCTTTAGATACCGATATTGTAACAGAAGGAACTACAAACAAGTACGCTACAGGAGATGAGTTTCAAAAACCTACAGATACTTTAGACGATATTTCTGATGGTGTTAATACTAGAAAGTTTTTACAATCTGAAAGAGATAAATTAAATGGCATTGAAGCTGGAGCAGAAGTAAATGTGCAGTCTGATTGGAATCAAACAGACAATACTGCTGATGACTTTATTAAGAATAAACCTGACGTTGAAACAACAACAGTAACAGCAGATTTAAGTGCATCGGTAATAAATTTAAACACATCAGACTTAGTAAGTGGTTTATCTCAAAATGGGCGTAGAGTTTTAATAGACAACGGAACAAGCGATGTAACAGTTACAGTAGATACAAATATCACAGACACATCTTACGAAAGAGCAGATGGAGCAATAGGAACAATTACATTTGTAGCTGCAACAGGGCAAACATTAAATGCTTATTTAGGAGTTGTTGAAATAGTTAACGATTTTGATATGGCTTATTTAGGTAGCGTTGAGACAGGCGTACATAGATTAAGAATAAATACTTTAGAATAATGAGAAGTCCATCTTTAAATTTTTTTGCTAATTATATAAGCGGTAAAAGGTTTAATACTTTTTGGGGTGGCGTGGCATCAATAGTTACTAATGAATCAGATGTTATTAGTTATTTTGCAAATTCAAGTAATTATTCTACAAGTGATATAAAAGATTTTGAAATTAATGGAGAAAATGTAGCTTTTAGAATTGAAACTAATTATGAATTATCAATCGGGGTAAATTTTGTAGATAAAAATATGACTTATTTTGTAGATTTAGAAGGATATTGCATAAACAATAGAGCATCTTTACAAGTAAACCAAAATATATTTATTTATTTGCCTGCTATAACTGCAATAGAAGATTTTGCATTAAGGAGATTAGGTGGTGCAATTATGGCTTTTCCTAATGCTACAAGTATAGGTAGTACAACAGGCGACGACAGGGTTTTTGAAAGCTCAACATTTGGGCAGTTAATTATTGATTCAGCTACAACAGGAGATGGCGATATTACAGAGTTGATAGGCAACGGTGGTAGCGTTTTGTACAAAGATACATCTAATCCTAACGCAAATACAAAACCAAACGCAGTAACAGACTTATCAGCCACAACAATAGGTGGTACTTATGTCGAGTTAGGCTTTACGCAACCTACCCACGTTAATACTTTAAAATATGCTTTAGTTTTTGTAAATGGTTTTTTTCAAAATATAACCGATGTAAATAAACCTTATGTTATTAAATTACAACAACTAACTACATACAAAGTCAAAATCATTTTAGCAGATGAGTATTTTAATATTTCAGATTATTCCAACACAATTAATGTAACGACAACTACAACACCAGCACTATTCCAAAATGCAGTTGCTTACTACAAGCTAGAAGAAACAAGCGGAAATGCTATTGACGTAGTTAACTCTTATAACGGTACTTTGTTTGGCGGTGTTACGCAAGGTGTGACTGGTAAAATAGGCAATGCTTATAGTTTTGATGGGGTTGATGGTAGGGTGGATTTACCTACTTCTATCTATAATGATTTTGATAGCAACAACTTCACATTATCTTTTTGGGCAAAGGCTAATTCAAATCAAACTTGTAACATTATAGGACAAGATGTAGGTTCTAATTTTGAAGAACTAAAAACTTATATCCAATTTAGAAACAATAATAAAATAAGAGCTGTTTTTGGAGATAATGGTAGTGTTCAAGATATATTATCTACATTAAACTATGTTGTTGGTAATTATTATTTTATACAAATAAAATACGGTATTGATTTTGTTTTAAAAATAAACAATCAGATACAGGGAGTTTATACGTTTACAAATAAACCAAGTGTTAACAATGCTATTGTTTTAGGAGAATCAGGATCAACATCTCTATTTCTTAATGGAGAAATAGACGAAGTATCATTTATAAATGGACAAACAACAGCGCAGCAAGACAGCGATTTATATAACAACGGAAACGGAACAACAATATGATAACACTAAGAACAAAAACAGTTAAAAACGTACCTAATGAGCATACACGCTCTAATGAAGATGCGATAGTTTATTTAAAGATAAACTTAAACAAAGTACAACCAAACATACAAGCAAGCGGTTTGTACTATTTTATAGATAGTAAAGGCAGAATAGCAAAGCTAGATAACTTTAAGCCTAAAACATTTGCTTACGCAGAATTAGAGCAACTAGAGCAAGCTTTACCACCTTTGGAAAGCGATACAAATTTAATAGCTAACATTAAGCAAAGATGTTTTGAAATGGCTAAGTTTGTTATAGACCAAGAATCTATACAAGGTGTAATTAACAACTATGGCATAACAACAAGCGATGACTTGGAATTAGTAGAGTAATGGGATGGATATTGAACATATTAGCATTACAAATATTTACTTTAATTAGTGTAGTAGATACTATTGTAAGATTAGCAACTAAACGAAGCGAAAATAGTGCGTTTAGAAAGTCTTTTAATATTAATGTTTTTGGTAATTATTTATTTGGTGTAACTTTAAATATTTGTTTATTAAAAAAACACGTTAATTTATTTGGTATATTTGGAGAGCCTATAAGTAGCGTATTAGGTAAAGGATACAAAGCTAAACAGCTAAACTACTTAGGTCATGTAATACGATTTTTAGTAGATGCAGCAGATGTTCCTATGTGGGTTAAAGGCAAATCTCATTGTATTGAATGGATTAGAACAGAAAAAGAAATAAAAAAAACAGCAAAAGAATATAGATAGATGAAATTTGTAGATTACGTAGCACAAAAAACAGATTGGTTAGCAGATTATTGGTATGAAATTAAAATGGTTATCTATGCTGTTTTTGCGTTTCTACAAATAGATTTAGATATAGTTAAAATTCTATCTGTATTAATGGTTATAGACACTATTTTAGGTGTTATTAAATCCTTATACATAAACAAGCTTCAGTTTTCATTTAAGGTGTTGCTTTGGGGTATTGTAAGCAAGTCTACTATTTTATTAATACCTATGATACTAGCTTTGGTTGCTCTTGTATTAGGTTTCGATTTTAAATGGCTTGTAGAAATAGTCCTTAAAATACTTGTTGTATCAGAAGGTATAAGTAGTATTACAAATATTCTTAGCATAAAAGAGCGTAAAAATATAGAAAATACAGATTATATTTCTAAATTGTTACACGGAATAAGAGATACCTTAAACAACATTATAAGTAAACTATTTAGTAATCTACAAAAATAAAATATGCCTAGACCAAAAAAAGTAAAAACAATAGTAATACATTGCACCGCAGGATTTGGTAGTATAGAATCTATAAAACGATTTTGGAAAAACACATTAGGTTGGAAAAGCGTTGGCTATCACAGAGTTGTAGATGTAGACGGAAAGATACACGATTTAGCAGGTTTATCTACAATAACTAATGGTGTTCGTGGATATAATAGCTCATCTATACACATAGCTTATATTGGCGGAGTAGATAAAGACAACGTACATAAAGCTGAAGACACTAGAACAGACAAACAAAAATTAATGATAGACCATTGCATATCTACTGCCTTACTTTGGTTAGAAAAGAATGGTGTAAATATAGATAATATATTAGTTTGCGGACATAGAGATTTTTCAACAGACCAAAACAAAAATGGAGTTATAGAATCTTGGGAGCGTATTAAAGAATGCCCTAGTTTTGATGCTTTACACGAACATAGACACTACTCAGGAATAAACGTAAGGGGTAAATTACCTACAAATATTTAGATTTTTAAGTCTTTTTAATTATATTTACGAAATTTTAAAACTAATTTCAATGGAATCTAACTCAGAAAAAACAAAGAAAAAATTTAAAGATTTAACCGAAGAAGACAAGGAATACATCAAAAGTATCTATTATGAAAGTGGTATAAACCACGAAGAAAAGATGGATATTTTAAGCCACAAATTTGGAGCAGCACCTAGAACAATACGACAATGGTGGAAAGAAAGATTAAATCTTACAGAAAACTCATTTTCAACATTACCAAGTCAATTAACAAAAGCTAGAAAAAAAGAATTACACAAAGAAACAGATGTAGTATTATTTACTTCTGCACAAAACAAAACTCACGTGCACAAAAAAGCGTGGGAAAATATGCTTAGGTACAAAGATTTTATAAACTCACTAGGTAAAAAATGTGAAATTGTAGTTGCACCTTCAAGATATAGAAACCCAACGTCTCCCGTAGAGAACAATAAAAAAGAAACAGAACAATGGTGGGTAGACGAGATTATAGATTATTTACATTATGGCAAGCGTTATTTAGGAGATACACTAATGGCTACCAATACAAGAATTAGACCTACCGCAAAAGAGCCTTTAAGTGGTTACGAGTTAATGGCTAGAGATTATAACCTAGTCTTGCCACACTCTAAAATACATTTTAAAACGATGCCTAGATTTAAAAATCAAGCACTTCGTACAATGTCTACCACAGGGTTTATTACACACAAAAATTACTCAGACTCTAAAGCAGGAGACATAGCAGGAGAAAACCATTCTTACGGTTTTGTTATTATAGAGAAGAAAAAAGATGGAACTTGCCACGTGCCTAGAAACGTAAAGATAGACAAGCAAGGTAACTTTTGCGATGTAGGTTATAGCGTAACACCTAAAGGAGTTAAGAAAATAAAAAACATAGAAGGGATAGTTTGGGGAGATTGGCACACTAGAAACATAAACAAAGATGTGTTCGATGCTACAACTTCTTTACTTAAACAAATAAAACCCGATAAGCACGTTTTACACGATGTTTTAGATGGCTCGTCGTTTAATCCCCACGAAGTAAAAGATATGTTTATACAGCGTCTTAAAATAAAGCAAGAAGCTTATTTAATAGACGAAGAGATAGAAGAAACTTTCGATTGGATCGCTAAGTTAGAAGAAGAAGTAGGCGGAGAAGTAAACGTAGTATTATCTAACCACGATGTATTTTTAGATAGACACATTAATAGCTTTGATTGGAAGAGAGACTTACATAACTCTCCTGCGTATTTAAAATACGCTCATATACAACAAACAGTAGACTTAAGAGATTACGGCTCACTGTATGGTTATTTACTTAAAGAAGCTATGCCACAAGTAAATTATATTAATCATGGAGAGTCTATGAGTTTGTGTAGCTACGAAACAGGAGAGCACGGAGACTCTGGTATAAATGGCTCAAGGGGTAATTACAAATCATTTAGTAGGTTAAATACCAAAATGATACACGCACATCAACACTCTCCTATAATACACAACGGAGTAACAGTAGTTGGTGTTACGTGCGAGATAAACCAATACTACACTAGAGCAGGAATGAGTAGTTGGGCTTACGCTCACAGTATTGTACACAAGGAAACTAGGAAAAATCAGCTTATTGTTTTTGATGATGATTTACAAATAACAAGTTTAATGTAAAGTTACATATATATTCAAAATTTGTTACAACAAGATTTAAGCTAAAGTTTATACTTTGGCTTTTTTTGTATCTTTGTATAAAGGAAAATATTATGGCTAAAAGAGTAGATAAAAGCAAAATGAAATGCAATAAACCTAAGAGCTCGCCTAAGAAAAACAAAACTAAGGTGGTTAAAGCCTGCTCGGGTGGTAAGGAAAAAATCATACACTTTGGAGACCCTAATATGAGAATTAAAAAAGACAACCCTAAGCGTAAAAAAAGTTATTGTGCTAGGAGTGGTGGTATAAAAGGTAAAAATAATAAGCTTAGTGCTAACTACTGGAGCAGAAAAGCTTGGAATTGTTAAATTATGGCAAAGAAAAAACTAAAAAATGCTTGTTGGAAAGGCTACGAAGCATACGGAATGAAAAAAAAGAATGGTAAAAAAGTACCTAATTGTGTGCCTAAGAAAAAATAATGCCTGATAAAAAACCTACATACAGAGAGCGTAATGGTTCAACTCGTGTTGGAGATGCTTTACGTTGGTTGGCTAAGCAAGGTAAACAAGTTGCTCCTGAGTTGTTAGATATAGCAGGAAGCCTTACTGGTGTAGACGGCTTAGATAAACTAGCAGACAAAATAAGGGGAATAGAAGAACTTACCGATTTTGATAAAAAAATGCTTATAGAACAAATAGAATTAGACAAAGAAGAATTTAAGTCTATTTCTCAGCGTTGGGATTCAGACATGACATCAGACTCTTGGCTATCTAAAAACATAAGACCTTTATCTTTAGGATTTTTAACTTTTTCTGCTGTGCTACTTGTGTTTATAGACGCAGGCAGTATCAACTTTGAAGTTAGCCAAGAATGGATTTCTTTACTACAAATTTTACTACTAACAATATACTCTGCATACTTCGGTGGACGTACTATAGAAAAGTTCAAAAAAATCTCTAGATAAATCCCTATCTTTGTAGAAGATAAAATTTATTTGAGATGAGTGATAAAAAATTGTTTAGAAAAATTAGCGTAGGCTCAGATTACATGAATGCTATGCATTATCAAGTTGGTAGTTTTGCTAATAGAAAAAAAGATTTAATCATAAGTGATATTGTTTTAGATGGAGACGAATACATTGTCTACGTTAAGCAAGGAGACTTAGTACAAGAATGGAAAGGATTTCAAAAAAGTGCAGTATGTCATTATGAATTTAAACTAGCAGAATGAAAAGTCCATTTTACTTTTTAATTAAACCACACAAAGGCGACAAGTATAGAACGACTATGGATATTGATGGTTTAGACATTATTGTTAACGATAATATAGACAACCACGAACATACTAACAGAGTTGCAGAAGTAGTTGAAACGCCACAAGACTACAAAGGGATAATTGAAAAGGGAGATTTAATTGTAGTACACCACAATACATTTAGAGTAGGTCGTACACAAATGGGGGAAATGAACAATGGTATTAAGCATATTTTTGATGACTTATACTTTACCCAAGACCCTTATATGGTTATTAAAAACGGAGAAATGATTTCTATTGACCCTTATTTATTTCTTGAACGAGTGCCTAACAATGATGAGTTTTCTCATAAACACTTAAACGAAAACGTAGGCATTGTAGCTGTTAATTCATATAAGCAAGAAAACGAATTAGGTTTAAAAAAAGGAGACACTATAGTTTACGAAGATTACAGAAACTATTACTTTAATGTTTTAGGTAAAGAGTTTATTAAGATAGACACAAGAGATGTATGTGCTAAAGTATGATAGGGTTAAGTAAAGATATAGAAAGTGCAATTAATACTATAATTCAAGGATTAGAGTATCAAATAGACTTGTCTGAAATTGAGCCAGAAAAAATCAAAAACTTAATGCGTAGTAAAGTAGATAGCTTTAAGTACGCTAAAGTTATGATTAATAAATGGGATAACTCAAACAACCAACCCAATCCCGAAAAACTTAAACATTACGTAGAGCGATTAGTTGTTGCAGGAGATGTAGCACTTAATACATTAAGAAGTTATTTTGCTATGGAAATTGATTATAGCGAGATACCCGAAGAAAAACATTACTTAGCATCTCAAGGTAAAGTATTTTTATTAGAAGCGGTAAACGAAATAGATGCAAGCTTAATAGAGTTAAGACTTCAACTAGAAGCAGAAAACTACCAGTTAGAAGATAAAGAGTTTAAAATAGGTTTCCCTGAAAAGTTCGCTAATCAAGAATTTTATCCTGAGAAAAACTATCACAAGTCTTGGTACGACACACAAAACAAAGCAATTATAATATGCCCTAAAGGTACAATAGGAGAAATAATAACCTTAGACAACTTAAGAATAGCTTTACCTAAAGTACCTGATAAAAAGGATATATTGTTTTCAGATAAAAGACAAAGGCATCAGTTTTGGGAAAGAACACCTATGCCTAAAAACTTAACACAAGAAAATCAAGACGCTTACTACGAGTATATAATGCAAGAGTTTAAGCGTAGACGAGAAGGTGTTTGGTTTATGAATAACGGAGAGCCTGTGTACTTAACAGGAAGTCATTACTTTGCCTTACAGTGGTGTAAAATGGCAGACGATGGCGGTTATATGGACTTTAGGTACGCACAACTTAATATGTTTTACCATACAGAAGCTTGTGTTTTAGATAAACGATGCTTAGGTCAGATATTCGTAAAGTCTAGGCGTACTGGTTTTACTTATGAAAAAGTGTTTAGAATGTTAAATGAAGCTACATCTACTAAAAACGCTAACTTTGGTATTACATCTAAGTCAGACAACGATGCTAAGAAAGCATACATAAAACTAACTTACGCATTAAGAAACTTACCTTTTTTCTTTATACCTGTTGTTAAGGGTAAAATAGATAGTCCTAAACTAATAGAGTTTGCTAAACCTTCAGACAACACTAAAGCATCTAAAAAAAAGAAAGACACAAATACAGACGATTACTTAAACACTATAATAGATTATCAGCCTACTAAAAACGATAGCTATGACGGTCAGAAAATGTACAGGTATCTAGGAGACGAAGCCAGCAAGTGGAAAAAACCACACAACTACTTAGAACATTGGGGTGAGATATCACCAACTTTCGATGAAGGTGGTAAAATTGTAGGTAAAGCTTTTTTAGGCTCAACTGTAGCTGCTCACGAAAAAGGTGGTGCGGAATTTATAGAGATATTAAGTGGCTCAAACATAAACAAAAGAGACAAAGTAACAGAACGAACACCTACAGGTTTATACTCTTACTTTTTACCTGCTCACGAAAACATGACTGAGTTTACAGATAAATATGGTAAGTGCCATAAAGTAGTACCTGACGGTGGTTTCTTTGAAAATGTACAAGGCAGTATTAAAAAAATAGGTGCTGTACAATACTTAGAAGCTATTAGAAAGCAAAAGAGAAAGCAAAACGAAGTAGCATATAACGAAGAGTTAAGAGCTTACCCAATGAAGTTAAAAGACGCTTTAAGAGACGAAGCAGAAACTTGTTTATTTAGCTTAGAGAGAATACAAGAGCAAATACAATATTGCGAAGATGCAGACTTTGCTAAAAAAGTAAAACAAGGAAACTTCTCTTGGGAAAACGGAATACCTGATACCAATGTAGTTTGGAATGAAAGCGAAAAAGGTAACTTTAAAGTTACGTGGATACCGCCAAAAAGTATGCAGAATCAGTATGAAACTAGAATGGGTTATGGTGGTTACAGTAAAGCACCTTTAAACGACACTATGGGTGCGTTTGGTTGTGATAGCTACGATATATCAGGAACAGTAGACTCTGTAACTAAATACGGAACAAGTAGTTCAGACTCTAAGCGTGGCTCAAAAGGTGCGTTGCATGGAGTAACTAGGTTTTCTATAGGAGACGTACCTAGTAATCATTTTTTCTTAGAATACATTGCTAGACCAAAAACAGCAGAACAGTTTTTTGAAGATGTTTTAATGGCTTGTGTTTTTTATGGTATGCCTATACTTATAGAGAACAACAAACCTAGACTGCTGTATCACTTTAAAAACAGGGGTTACAGAAACTACTCTATAACTCGATTTGATAAGCCAACAAGTAAGCTATCTCCTACCGAAATAGAATTAGGTGGTGTACCAAACTCTAGTTTAGACATGAAGCTTATGCACTCTTCTGCTATTGAAAGCTATGTAAATACACATATAGGCTACAACTTAGAAACAAACGATTACGGAGATATGTATTTCGTAGACACTCTAAAAGATTGGATGAAGTTTGATATAAATAAAAGGACTAAATTTGATGCTACAATTAGTAGTGGTTTAGCTTTAATGGCTGTAAATAGAAATAAGTACACAGTCGAGAAAGAGAAAAAGAAAATAACAATGAATATTAAAAGAAAACGATGAGAGAGAAAAAAGCCAAATTAGCAATAAGCAAAGTAGCTTTCCCTAAGCAAACAGACGACTTCTCTATACAAAAAGATATAGAGTATGGTTTGCAAGTAGCCAAAGCCATACAAGGCGAATGGTTTAAGCGTGAAGGCACAGGTTATTCTACATTTTACGATAACAGGACTGAGTTTAGATTAAGACGTTCTTATGCTCGTGGAGAAAACTCAACGACCCATATTAAAAAACAAATGGGAGATGATGGGGATATATCTTACATTAATTTAGACGACACTCCAATACCTATTGTACCTAAGTTTGCGGACTTAGTGGCTAATGGTATATCACAAAGAGATTATCAAATAAAAGCGTTTTCAGTAGACAGAGAAAGCACAGCTAAACGTATAGAATTTAGAGAAGCCATAAAAAAAGACATGGTTACTAAAGACTTTTCGTTAAAAGCAAAACAAATGGGAATAGATACATTTACAGCAGACCCTAGAGAGCTTCCAGAAGATGACAACGAATTAGATATATACACAGAGATTAAATATAAACCTGCTATAGAAATCGCAGAAGAAGCTGCTATTACAACCATATCAGAAGAAAACGAATACAACGAAACTACTAGACGTAGAGTAGAAAAAGACCTTGTAGATTTAGGTATTGGTGCATCTAAGAGCATATACTCTCATTCAGATGGTGTTATATTAGACTACGTAGACCCTGAGAATTTAATATGGAGTTATACCGAAGACCCTTACTTTAAAGATGTTTACTATGTAGGAGAGTTTAAAAACGAATTAATATCTAATGTAATTAAAGAACACCCTTACCTATCAGACGAAGAACGTGATAGAATACAAGAAGCGTCTACTACTTGGGCGGACTATCATGGTTTAGATGGTTGGGATGATTACGATGACAACCTAGATGGTAAAATAGCTATATTAAACTTCTCATATAAAACAGTAAGAAAAAAGATATATAAAGAAAAGTCTAATAAAACAGGCGGTAGAAAAATAATTAAAAAAGATAAAGACTTTGAAGTAAAAGGAAAAGGAGATAGAGATTTTGATAAGCTAACAAAGTATGAAGAAATATGGTTTGAAGGTGCTTATGTTTTAGGCACTAATATCATGTTGCGTTGGGAATTAGCAGAAAATCAAGTAAGACCAAAATCCAACAACAACAGAGTATTAAACAACTATGTTATTTGTGCTCCTAATATGTATAAAAACAAAATAGACTCTTTAGTTAAGCGAATGATACCATTTGCAGATAAAATAAAGATGCTAGATTACAAGATACAACAAACCTTGCAAATGATGGTTCCAGACGGTCAGTTTATAGATGTAGACGGACTAGCTGAAATAGACTTAGGAGACGGTGGTAGCTACTCTCCGCAAGAAGCCTTTGATATGTATATGAAAACAGGTAGTATCTTTGGTAGAAGTCAAAACTATGGTGGAGACTTTAATCATGGCAAAGTTCCTATTCAAGAAATTACAACGTCAGGATTTAACAACAAGTTAGCGGCTTTAGAGAAGCAATATATGTTTAATATACAACAAATAAGAGACATTACAGGGGTTAACGAAGCAGTAGACGCTAGTACGCCCGATAAAGATGCTTTAGTTGGTATTCAAAAAATGGCAGCATACAACTCTAACGTAGCTACAAGACACATATTAGAAGCTAGTAAGTATATAACTCGTAGATTGTTTCAGTCATTGTCTTACAGAATATCAGACATATTAGAGTATAGTAAAACAAAAGAAGATTTAATAAACAAAATAGGTAGTTATAACGTAAGAAGCTTAGAATTTGTTAACGATTTACACTTACACGACTTTGCTATTTTTGTAGACCTATCTATGGACGACGAAGAAAAAGCACAACTAGAGAGAGATATAGCTATCGAAATACAAAACGGTACATTAGGTACAGAAGATAAGATAGATATAATGGCTATTAAAAATATAAAATACGCTAACGAGATACTAAAGATACGTAAGAAAAGAAGAGAGCAAAAGATGCAAGAGCGAAAAATGCAAGAAATAGAAGCTCAAAAACAAGCTAACATTCAGTCTGCACAAGCAGCGTCTCAAGCTAAGCAACAAGAGCAAGCCATGAGTATAGATGCAGAAGGAAAGCTAGAAGCTTTAAGACACCAAAACTCTATGCAAAAAATGCAAGAAGAATACAAGCTTAAAAACCAGCACGAAGAAGTGAAAGCGTCTTACGAAATTCCTGTTAAGCAAGAAGAAAGACAAGAACGAATGGAAAAAGAGTTAATGAAGGAAAATCGTAAAGACGAGCGTGTAAAGAAAGAAGCAACGGCTCAGTCTAAGCTTATAGAGCAAAGACAGAAAGATATGCCTGCTATTAACTTTGACGAACAAGACGAGTTAAGTGCCTTTGAATTAGAGTAAAAAAATATAATTATCTTTGTAACATAAATAAATTTACTTTATATGAATAGCGAATCAAATACAGAAGAAGTTAAAAATCCTTTAGGCAACTTAAGAATGGTTGGAGACGAAACATCAAACAAAAGAAAGATGTTTTCAGAAACTAAAAAAGAAGAGTCTAAAGAACAAGAGCAGGAACAACAAACAACAAATACAGAAGAAAATGAAAAAATCGTACAGCAAGAGCAAGAGCAAGATGAAGGGAAGCAGTTGCAAGAACAAGACAAAGGAGCTGCTCAAGAAAAAGAAATAAATGACGAGTTAGTATTACAATACTTAAAAGACAAAAAGGGTTTAGAAATAGACAACTTTGAGTCATTAACTAAGCAAGAGCAAAAAGAATTAGATGTTCCTGAAGATGTTAAAAAGTATTTAGAGTACAAGAAAGAAACAAATAGAAGTTATCAAGACTACTTAGAATTGCAAAAAGATTGGAAGTCTGAAGATAAAACTAAAGTTTTAGAAACGTACTTGAAGGAAAAGAACCCTTACTTTGATGAGCAAGACATAAAAGACGAAATGTCCGAGTTTAGCTACGATGAAAGTTTGGATGATGAAGATGAAGTTAAAAAGAAAAAAAGAAAAGAAAAGAAATTATTAAGTGAAGCTATTAGTTATTTAGAATCCAAAAAGGAAAAGTACAAATCACCAATCGAAGGGTCTTCGCAAAGTGAGTCTATTCCAAGCGACTATAAAGAAGCAAAAGCTAAGCTTGATGAGATAAGTAGGTCTCAAGAACAACAACAAGAGTTAATCCAACAAAGGACTAATGATTTTGTTAAAAAGACGAAGGAATTATTTACCGATGATTTTGAAGGTTTCAAATATAGTATCGGAGATAAGGAGTTTAGCTTTAAGGCAGATAAAGATTCTAAAAACATTGCAGAGTCTCAGTCTGACATTAACAATTTCATTTCTAAGTTTACAGATGAACAAGGTAATCTAGTAGACATAAAAGGATACCACAAGGCTTTAAATGCTGCTATGAATGTCGACAAACTAGCAAGTCATTTTTACGAACAAGGGAAAACAGATGCTATTAAATCTGATGCTATGGATTCAAAAAACATAAACTTTAGCGGAAGAAAAGCACCTGATTTTTCAAAAGCCAAAAAGGGTCTTAGAGTTGTAGGAGAGAGTACACAAAAATTCGGTTTTAAACAAAAAAAATAACAAATTATGGCATTACGTTCAACAGGGATTAAATTAACCCCATCCCCAACGCAAGAAGTGTTGGCAAGCAACTACTTAGATGTAGTAAATTTCGAGAATCAGTTTTTACCTGATACTATCAATGAAGAGTTCGCTCGATACGGTAGTCAATCTATTAAAGGATTCTTAGAGCAAACAGCAAGTGAAGTACCTTGCTCATCTCAAATCATTAAATGGTCTGAAGAAGGTCGTTTAAGACGTGCAGGTGTAGGTGCAGCTCGTTCAGCAAATGTATTTACATTAGCAGACCACAACTTCCGAGTAAACGAAACTATTATCTTTAACGATGGCTCAGTAGAGAATGTAGGTTATGTTACAGCAGTAGCTGATTCAGATACATTTACAGCAGTATCTAACTTGTCAGGTGGTTTCACTATCGGCACTACAGGCATCAACTGTTTTGTATATGGTAACGAATTTGGTAAAGGCACTAATGGTATGTCTGAAAGCTTAGAAGCTCAGCCAGACATCTACGAAAACAGCCCTGTAATTATCAAAGACAAGGATACTGTAAATGGAACAGACGCAACTCAAATTGGTTGGATTGAAGATGTAGAGTCAGGTGGTTACTACTGGTACTTGAAATCTAGAGCACAAACTCGTAGACGTTTTGATGACGTTTTAGAGATGGCTATGATTGAAGCTAAAAGTGTTGAGTCAGGTTCTGATGCAGCAGGAGCAGGTAAAAAAGGTACAGAAGGTTTCTTTGAAGCTTTAGATGAAGCAAACGTATTTGACGGTGTTGCTGATACTTTAGCAGACTTCGATAGTATTTTAAAGCGTTTCGATGCTCAGGGTGCTATTGCTGAGAATATGATTTTCACAAACAGAGACCAATCTCTAGCTATTGATGACTTATTAGCGTCTCAAAACTCTTATGGTTCAGGTGGTACATCTTATGGTGCATTCGGTAACGATGAGCAAATGGCGTTAAACTTAGGCTTCATTGGCTTTAGACGTGCAGACTATGAGTTCTACAAGACTTCATGGAAATACTTGAATGACATTACTACTCGTGGTGGATTTACAGGTACAGGAAAAGTAAATGCAGTAATTGCTCCATCAGGAACAACTAGCGTTTACGACGAAGTAATGGGAGAAAATGCAACATTACCTTTCTTACACGTTAAGTATTTATCTTCTCCAACAGAAGACAGACGTTACAGAACATGGATGACAGGTGGTGCAGTAGGAGCATCAAACTCAGACTTAGATGCAAACGAGTTACACTTCTTAAGTGAGCGTGCTTTATGTACTCTAGGACGAAACAACTTTGCTAAAGTAGTAGCATAGTAGTTTATAGATTAGTTAAATTAAGGGCAATCGTTAATTCGGTTGTCCTTTTTTTTATTTTGTATCTTTGTATAAATGTTAGTTATATGATTAATAGGGTAAGAAATACTACTTTAACCTTAATGAATAAGGAAAATAGGGGGTTTGTAAGTCCTGCTGAATTTAATAGATTAGTTGCATTAGCTCAATTATCTATCTTTGAAGAAAACTTTTATCATTACAACAGGTGGATAAATATGCAAAACAACAGAATGAGTAATTCTGAGTATAGCGATATACCTAAAAACATACAAGAAAAGATAGATGTGTTTGCAGAAAAAGACCCTTACACATTTAACTCTACTACAGAAAGATTTGAGCCAACAGGCTTAGATGTATATAGAGTACAACAAGTGTTCTATAAAAACAAAATAGCAGAAAAAGCACCTAAGTCTATAATAGAGTTATTAGCAGAAGAAAATTACGCATCTCCTACATTAAGACACCCAATGTACGTAGATTATGGTGGTAATTTGCAACTATATCCTAGCGAGATACAGGAAGATGTAAAGGTGTTTTATATTAGACGACCTAAACAACCAAAGTGGACGTTTATAGAAGTACAAGGAAACCCTATTTACAATCCTGATGCGTCAGACTTTCAAGATTTAGAGTTACACCCTAGCGATGAAGTAGCAGTTACAATAAAAGTATTATCCTACTTAGGTTTAAGTATAAGAGATGCTGATATAGTACAGGTATCTAAGCAAGAAGAAGTAGACAAAAACAATAAAGAAAGACAATAATGGCAGGTTTAGATAGCACACAAGAACAATATTATTCTTCTGAAGAAAACTATGGCGGATACCAATACACTACTCTAGCCGACATTATAGACACATTTCTTTTAAGGTACGTAGGAGACGATAAGCTTATTAATAATGTTAGACGATATGATATTATAGGTCATGCAAAGAAAGGCTTACAGGAGTTAAATTACGATGCTTTAAAAGAGATTAAAAAACTAGAGTTAGAGATAGGAGATGATTTAAGGTTTATACTACCGCAAGACTACGTTAACTACGTTAGAATATCTACTGTAGATAGCAATGGTAATTTTAGACCAATGATAGAGTCTACTCGTACAGGAATAGTAAAAGCTTACCTACAAGACAATAAGTACAAAATACTATTTGATGATGCAGGCAACGCTTTAGAAGGAACGTCTATTACAGAAACCAACTCAGCAAACATAAGTGCGGAAAGAAACAATTATTATGCTCGTGGATATGAAGAAGGACATTTAAACCAACGTAGAAACTCTTATAACATAGATACTACTTTAGCTAATGTAAATGGAACTTTTGTAATATCTAAGCAAGACGGATACATACAATTTAGTGCAGACATACCTAATAGAGTAGTTGTTTTAGAGTATATAAGCGATGGTTTAGAGAGTGCAGATGTAGAAGAAATCAAGATACATAAGTTAGCGGAAGTAGCGTTGTATATGTATGTTAGGCATCAAATATTAGCTAATAAAATAAACACCCCAGAATACATTGTTCGTAGAGCAGAGAAAGACTACAACAGAGAGTATCAAAAAGCCAAGCTAAGACTATCTAACTACAAACTTCATCAGTTAGTTCAACGAATGAAAGGCAGAAATAATTGGATTAAATAACCTATGACTAAGATAACAAACAATTTTATACTAGGGAACATTAATAGAGATGCAGATGAGCGTTTACTACCTAATGGTTCTGTAAGAAAACTAGAGAACGCTATTATAGTATCTTCAGAAGGAGACGATAAAGGTTCTATAGAAAACCCTTTAGCAAATAGCGTTGTATCTAATATAGATGTATTAAAGTCTAAAGACCCTGCGGATATTATAAGCAATTCAAACTTATCCATAACAAACCCTGTGGTATTAAAATCTGTAGCTAATCAAGCTAAAGAAAAAATATATTACTTTGTAAAGTCTGATGAATACGACTTAATTATAGAACACGACTTCTCTACAGATGTTACAGAAATAGTATTGCAAACAACAGCAGGTAGTGGTTTACTTAACTTTGATAAACCTATACTAAATGCAGATATAATAGTAAAATCAACCGTATCAGAAGGTGCTGTTTATTTTAATCAAAGACAATCCGCAACAGTAAGTAGTGTAAACTTACCGCAAGAAAGCATAGTAGCAGAAAATGCTTTAGCTATATTTAACTTACAAAGAGAAGCTGTTGTAGGCTCTAAATTAAGTTTGTTTTTTGAAGTAGAAGATTTTAGTGGAAGCCTACATACAATCACATTTACACATACATTTAAAAACGAATCAGCAATATCAGCTAAAGATAGATTTATAAATCAATTAAATGTTTTTTTAGAAGAACAAACATCTTTACTAAACGAACCTACAGGAACTACAGATAGTTCAATCGTGTATGGTGCTAACTCCATATATCAAGAAAGTTTTGGTACTTTAAACGTAAGTTTCCCTGTTGTAAGATACAGCACCCCTAGTGGTTTTGAATACGATGGTTTAAAGGTGGTAAGTTCTAATTCTATTTATATAAACGTAAACGAAAATGACTCAGACTTAGTTGCGTTTAGCGGAGACGATAATCCACCTAGAGTAATAAACATTGAACGATGTAAAAAGTATTTGTTAGATGAGATACTTATAACAGACTTAAACTTAATCAAGAGACCACCTATAGAGTCTCCTGTTATAAAGCCTTATACATCAGAAGAATCTAGTAACGAAATAGAAGATAAATTTATATCTTTTGCTTATAGATATGTTTACAAAGATGGATACTTTTCAGCTAAATCATCATCAACAGAATATGCTTTTCTACCAAGTCAATTTAACGTAGACTTCGATACTTACGAAAACTTAGGTATGGTTAACGTTTACAACGCTGTGCTTATAGATTACAATACAGGAGACGAAAACGTAGAAGCAGTAGAGTTGTTATTTAGAGAATCAAACTCTCTTAATTGGAAGATAATAGAGACTATAAACAAAAAAGAAAAAAACATATTAGATGATACTGTAGAAACTTTTAACTTTAAAAACAATAAGGTATATAGGGTATTGCCAGAGCGAGAGTACAATAGAGTTTTTGATAACGTACCATTAAAAGCTAAAGCACAATGCTATGCTAAAAACAAACTATTCTTTGGAAACTATAACGAGCAAAGAAACCTAATAGACGCAAACGGAGACGATTGCAAAATAGACTTCTCTGTAGATTTTAAATCCACACCTATAGACGACTTTAACATAGGGGTTACAGGTGGTACATCTCTTGCTCCTAGAGAAATTGTTTTTGACTTATCTAATATTGACTTTCAGAACGACAACACCTTAGTTATATCATTCTCTTTATTTGATGCAGAGTTTAATATATCTTACGAAACAGACCTTATATACTTAATATCTGATACAGTACAAAACGCACAAGACTTGTCTCAAGACGAAGGTTTGATATCTGCTTTAGATTCTATAAAAAACAAAATGCTAAACGAAGTAGATAGACCACCTAATACTGCGGGACTTAATCAAAACTTTGGAGCAGGTTCGTTTTTAATTTCATTGCAATCTCAAACAGAAATAGGAATAGAGTATCCTAGTATATTCTACAGTAATACAGATTATACAACAACTTTTGTGTCTAGATTCTTAAACTCTAACACAACCGCATCTATATCGTCTAGCACAGGAAACTCATCTATGAAGTCTAATAGAAGCTACGAAGTGGTGCAACTTTATTTAGATGAAGAAGGAAGAAGAACAACAGGGTTAGACTCTGTAAACAACACTACGTTTATAGATATATCTAATTCTGCAAGCAAGAACACATTAAAGGTAACTATACCCGAAGAACAAAAACCACCACATTGGGCTAAATATTACAAGTTTGCTATTAAGAAAACAAAAGAATGGGAAACAATATACTCTAATATTTTTTATGTAGACGGAAACTATCGTTGGATTAAACTAGAAGGTAGCGATGTTAATAAAGTAGATGTAGGAGATGAGCTTGTATTTAAAAGAGATGCAGAAGACATTATAGACGAAGTTGTTAAAGTAAAAGTTTTAGAAAAAGGAAACTTTCAAGAAAACTTTTTAGAAGTAAACGTAGACGAAAATGGAAATGAAATAATAGAAGAGTTAGGTACTTACATTAAAATAAAGCCAGGAAGGTTGTTTTTAGATTACGATGAAGGAGAGTTTAGAAGTTTTGAAGATAATGATAGAAGAAGACAAGGTGTTCCTATAGTTGCATCTACTAGAGATTTTTCAGCAACCTTAGATGAGAATAGCGTTTTATTAGAAGATTTAGAAATAACAGCAGGAAGTGTTTTAGATTTCAAAGAGTTAAGAAACAGAAGAAGCCAAAATCCTACTTATACATTCTCTAAAAGATTTGTAGCAAATCAAGATTACGATAACATTAGACAGTTTATGGACTTGGCTATACCTAAGCCTGAGAACATGATAAATGCGTCTGATATAGCTTCTAATGGAACAATGCCTTTAGGTGGGTTTCAATCAGAAGAAGACCCTAATCGAATATTTTACTTTTGGGTTGAGCGTGGAGAATTTGCTTCTCCTGGTGCTTCTGCTACAAGCAACACTCTTAGAGACCAAAACGGAGTACCTATAACCATTGGTACTTTTCCAGAGCCTTCTCCTTTTGAATTAGACAATACACAACCTTATAAAATAATTATTCGTGGAATACACGCAGGGTCTAGCACTAGAAGAAGTAAATTAAGTACAGAAGTAATATTTCGCTCTGTAGATAGCTTAATAGCTTTTGAGAAAGAGCCTAAGGATGCATCTGAAGAAGTATTTTTTGAGACACCCGAAACTTATAAAATTATAAACAACCAACACGAGCAACAGGAACACTTATTAGAAAAAGCGTTTAATTGTTTTGCTCAGGGTAACGGTGTAGAAAGCGTTAAATACAAAGACCAATTTAACGAAAATAGATTAGTTGTAGATTATGCACCTACATCTATTTCTGAAACGTCTTACAGGGAGTTAGATAGGTTTGCAGATATTACGTACTCTAGTTCAGACTTTAGTAATAACACAGGTGTAAATGGCTTAAATGAGTTTAACTTATCTACTGCAAACTTTAAGGACGATATAGAAAAGTCTTTTGGTTCAATACAAAAATTATTCTCTAGAGATACAAATATAATAGTAGCACAAGAAGACAAGATGTCTTATGTAATGGTTGGTAAAACACAGATATTTAACGCAGACGGCACTACTAACATATCTAGAATAGAGAGTGTACTAGGACAACAAGTACCATACTCAGGAGAATATGGAATAAGCCAAGACCCTAGAAGCTTTGTGTCTACTAAAAGTTATATTTACTTCTCAGACAAAAAGCGTGGCGTTGTTTGTAGACTTAGTAACAATGGTATATTCGAGATAAGTGGAGTAGGATTTAAATCATTCTTTAGAAATTTATTTTTAGAGTCTAACATAACAGAAATACTAGGTTGTTACGATGACTTTAACGATATGTATATGATAAATGTTAAATACAATTCTCAGTACATAACAGTAGGGTATAAAGAAAATATAAACCAACAAGGCGGTGGTTGGGTTACAGAGCAAAGCTTCAACCCACAAGAAATGTTAACTTACAATGGTAACTTTTTAAGCTTCGACAAAGGAGACTTATACATACACAACGACAGAGAATCAGGTGTGTACAATAGGTTTTATGGGCAAAGTGTAATAAGTAAGGTTAAGTTTATATTTAGCCAAGAGCCATACCAACGTAAGGTTTATAAAACAATAGAAACAGACGGTACAGATTCGTGGAAAGCAACTACAGAAACCAACATACAAAAGGGATTAGTAAATAAAGACGACTTTAGGTTTCAAGAAGGAGTATACAGAAGCTATGTACGCACAAGCAATGAAGAAATAGACTACAACACCTTATCTGTACAAGGGGTAGGGCAAATAGATAGATTTGTGTTTAATAGAATATTTTTTAACTCAGTATCAGAAGAAGTTTACGTAGGAGACTTATTGTTAAACCAAAATGGAAACTCGTCTGTAATACTAGAAACTACAGAAAATAGTATAACAGTAGCTGATGCATCAAGCTTTAGTGCAGGAGAATTTGTTATGACTGCTAAAAATCAAAACATAGACGGAAGCGGTATTTTAGGATACTATATGGACGTAGAATTAGAATTAGAAACCAACGAAAAAACAGAATTATTTTCAGTATCTAGTGAAGTATTTTTAAGCAACACTAGCACTTAAAAAGTAAATTTGTATTTTTGTATTAAATGTATTTACAATGGGATTAGGATTAATAGCGGGGCAAATAGGTATAGGAGCTGTAACAGGAATATCACAAGCTATATCAGGTGCTAAACAGAAAAGAGAAGCTAGGGAAGCTTTAGAAAACTACCAAAGACAAAGGCTAACAAATGTAGCAGATGAGTTATCAGTATATACCAAAGGAGCAGAGTTGCAAAGAGAAGAAGCATCTCGTCTTGCTGCATCAGGAGTAGATGCGTTACAACGTGCAGACTCTAGAAGCTTAATAGGTGGGCTAGGAAACGTACAACAAAATAATATGAGAATAAATAGGCAAATAGGTGCAGACTTAGAGCAACAACAAGCACGTATAGACCAAATTAGAGCACAAGACTCTCAGCGTATTCAAGGCATGATGGAGAGAAGAGAGCAACAAGACATTAATGCTTTATCTTCTCAATACAATGCAGGAAACCAACAAATGTGGCAAGGTATAGGTGGTGTAGCACAGACAGGAATTAGTGGGTTACAGATGATACAAGAGCAAAAGAATATGGATGACTATATGCAAAAAATGTACGGAAAGTCTGGGCAAAGACAAACCGTACAGCCTATGCAATCTTCTATTCTTTTACAGGGTAATCAGGCTCCAATGATGCAACCATCTCAACCAATGCAAGGCAACTTAATGCCTAGTTATTTAACTCCTAATCGACCTATAGATAATATGTTGGCAAGTTTAATACCTAATTATAACGCATCTCAATCATTCTCAAATACTGGAAATGCACCGAGAGCTACAGTAATGGCAGGCTCACTTACAGGAGAGACGTTTGTTGAATAAGTAATAACAAAAAGAATACACAAAGATAAATGGCAGTAGGTATAAAAGGCTCATTCGCAACAACTCAAGAAGCAGGTTTCGATACCGCTGGTATGATGCGTGATGCACAAAAAGAACAATCTAGGATAGCTAACCAAAAGCTAGCTATGGATAGCAAAGTAGAAGAAGCTAAGTCTAGCATATTCTCATCTATGGAAGAGCCTAGCTACGACCCAACAGGAGAGTATAACTCAGACACATTACTCTATGAAGGTGTAGGTAAAATGAAAGATAAGCTTTTTGAGTACCATAAACAAATGGAGAATGGAGACTTAACTGTAAGAGATTTGCGTGGTATATCTGCTTCTTACAACAGACAGTTATCTCAATTCCAAGACGATGTATCTAATATACAAAAATCTGCTGAAATATACTTAGGTTATGTAGAAAACAAGCAAGTTTCAGGTGGATTGTCGGATAGGTCAAATCTAATTATAGGTAATGTTTTTGCTGGTAAAGTAGATGATGTTGAAGTAGCAGGAGATGGCAGTATGGTTATTGCTGTTAATGGAGAGAAAATGACTCTTAGGCAATTTAGACAAATGCTAGAAAACCCACCTAGAAACTCTAACTTAAATGGAATTGTAGATGATTTAGGAAATGAATTTAAAAAGCGAGTAGAAAATACTTCAAAGGGCTTTATAGATATAAAAACAGAAGGTCTTAGTGATTCTCATAAAATCGAAATAGAAAGTGCAGCAAAATCTTTAGCTAATAATCCACAATTCCATAACGATTTAGTTTACGAAGTTTACGGAAAGCAAGATGTACTTTCTTTGAGTGAAGAAGAAGTAGCTCAATTAGAGAAAGACTTATATGACAAAATGTTAATAGGTGTTACAAATAGGGTTGAAAGCTCTTACGAAGAAACACTAGACAGAACAAACTTAAGATTATCTCAACAACAAAGCGGAAAAACAGAAGAGCCTGCGTTTATGGTAACAGGAAATCCTGACTTAGAAAATCAATACCAAGAAACTAAAGGGTTATTCACAGTTACTGACCCTAATAACACAGAAGAAAGAGTGCCACTAGAAGGGGTTAAGGTTTTATCTAATATTACGGGAGAGTCTATATTTCCTGAAGTTAAAGAAGACGATAAAGTTGTTAAGCCTAGCGGACAAAGAGTTGACACGTTAAATGATTTTGCATTAGAGTCTTGGTTTATTGATGATGATGGTAAAATGGTTGTAAGGGGTGCAACTATGGAAGATTTAGGTAGTGCTGATAACTTAGTAATGTTAGATACTTCTGGAGATAGTTTAACTATGGGAGATGCTCGTAAAAAAATACCTGCAACAACAAAAAGAACGTCTTTAGTTATAGACAATACTACAGAAGCAGCAAGAGCGTTAGTATCGGCAGGACTATCTAACAGAGAAGCTCAACAAGAAATAGAAAGAATGAAGCAAAGACAATCTAGAGCAACTAAAATAACAAACAACAATTCATTAACACCGCCAAGCGCAGGACAAGACTAGAATATGAACGAAGAATATTTACAGAAAGTATTTGCACAAACAGGATTAGAGCAAAAATACTATGAGTCTTTTAAGAAAGATATGTCTAGCAACCAAGAATATAATCAAAAAGTATTCAAGAGTATAGGCTTAGAAGAAAAGTACTATGATGCGTTTAAAAAAGATACGGGTTTAATTCAAGAAGAATCAGTAGGGCAACCTAAAGTCTCTACTGTAAACGAAACTTCAAAAAAAAAAGAAGAATCTGTTTTTACTTCAACAAGTCAAGAATTGGATTCGGAAGTCCAAGATACAGATGGTATTTCGGATTCATCAGATTCTAAAATAGGAACAATACAGCTAGATTTAGGAGATGAATACGATGATAGTGAACTAACTGATATAATACAATCTATAAATCAAACAAACTTAAGTGATGAGCGTATAAGCGAGCTTGAAGCAGAAATAAACGAAAGCTACGAAGTTAGTCAAGGGTTCATGGCTAAAGCTACTAATATGTTAGGTAAAATAACTGGTTATATGAGTGGAGAAGCTTTTATAACCAACAACAACGAAAACATACGTGGAGACTTATCTAACGAAATAGAGCAAGCAAAACAACAGCTATCTAAAGAAGGTTTAGATGTGTCTGGTAATGAGCATCAAAACAAAGTATTAGAAAGAGCTAAAGAAATAAAGCTAGTAGAGTTAGTTACGAAAGAGAGAGACGCTAGAGTTAGAAACTATTTGTCAAACTTACCAGAAGAAAAGAAAGAGAAAGCGTTAGGCTACGCTAAAAATAAAATGATTTCTCTAAATTCAGACCTTACAAATGGGTTGTTTTTAAAAGAAACTTACGAGAAATCACTAAAAGAAACAAACAAAGAAATAAAAACTATAGAAAGCGATATAAATCTGCTTGCGGATAGAAGAAAACAAATAATAGACCAAGTAAATAAAGGTGTAGACAAAGAAACACGACAACAACTTCAAGTTCAATTTGATGATGTAAATAATAAAATACAAGAGCTTAACCAATCTTACACGTCAAAAGTAACGCAATTTAACGACAACCTAAAAGAGTTTGAAACCATAAGGGAAGAAAACTTAAAAAACGTAGACAACCACGCAGAGTTTAGCGAACAAGTAGATTATCTAAAAAGGAGTTATGGTTTTTTAGAAAACGTTGGAGACAAGTGGGCTAATGCTTGGTTTAGTATATCTTCTAATTTTTACGATGCAGCGGCTTATACGCAAGAACTTCTTAATAACGAAGAAAATTACAGAAAATTAAAAGAAGAATCTGAAGCATTAAAAAAGACAGTTGCACGCTCTTCTGAGTTTATGGAAAAGCCATTCTCAATAAAAGACGTGTATTCTGTTACGGACTTGCTTAAATATTCAGGTAACACCGTTGTAGAGCAATCTCCTTATTTAATGATGGGTGCTACTAGCTATGCAGCACCTTTTTTGTTTGCTGTGAACGCAGCAGGAGCTAAGGCAGGACAAATAGATAATATGAAGTTTAAACAAATTTCGCCTATGGAGAAAGCTACTTCTGTTGTTTTCGCAGGATTAACAGAAGGTGTTTTGTCTTCATTTGGTACAATTAAAAACATAAGGAAAGCTAAAGACGCATTCAAATCTATAGGAAGAGCAGAAAGGAAAAACGGATATAGAAAAATACTTAGCGACATAGGAGAAGGTGCTAGAAATGAAGTTATTGAAGAGTTGTCTGTGGAGTTTTTAGATGCAGGTAATAATTATTTTATGCTAGATGATGATGCTGCTTTTGAACGATTTAACGAATCCGCTTCTGATGTTGTTTTTTCATCAGCTTTATTTGGTGGGTTAACAAGAGTTTCTCCACATGTAGTAGGTATTACTGCTAACATGTATTCTTCTGCAAAACAAAAAATAGAAATAAATAAATTTCAAAAGAAAACAGAAAAACTATTTAAGATAATAAACAATCCTGACATACCTAAAGAAGATGTAGCTCAGGCTCAAAAAGAACTAGGAAAAACATTAGAAGAAAGCCAAGAGTATATGCAAGAAAACTTGAGTAAAATGAGGTTTCTTTCTAAGTCTAACAGAAAAAGAATAGGAGAGATTTATTATCAAGTAAATCAATTAAAACAGAAGGCTGAAAAAGTTAAGGCAGACTCTAAGATAAGTAAGGAAGACAAAGAAACTTTGCTTGCTGGATATAGAAATAAAAGTAAAAAAATACTTGAAGAAAAAGAAAATATTTTAAGTAAAATTGAAGTAAATGAAACAGAACAATCTACGGAAACAGATACAGAATTAAAAAAAATAGAAGAAGATAGAAGTAAAGAAATAGAAGCTGTAGAGCTAGCTATTATTGAGTCCAACGAAACAGGAAACATGCCTATGGTTGATGGCGTAGTTGTGAGTATAGAAACTATCAATGAGATTAATGAGAAATATGATGCAGAAGTAAAAAGAGTAAAAGAAAAAACAACTGAAGGAAAGCCACAAGTTACTGCTCAAACAAAAGAATTGTCTGAAAAAAGAAAGGCTGTTGTTCAAGCCTTGAGAGACGTAGAAGACGGAACAGATAAAGACAAGGTAAAAGAAGCTAATGCTTTACTTGATGGAACGCCTAAAAAGCTAAGAGACGCTGCTGAAAACCAAAAACTAAGAGAAGATATAGAAGCTAAAGTAGCAGAAGAATTAGACAACGACAAGTCTGATGAAGAAATATTGTCTATGTTTGAAGGTAAAGATAGAGAGATAGCACAAGATGTTCTTGTTAGAGCAGAGCCTCAGAATGAAGCTAGCCGTTATAGTAAGTTTCAAAACGTTATGAATAAAGCAAAAAAAGATAGAGAAAAACTTTCTAGCTCTAGATTTACTTTGAAAAACATAGTTAAAGGATTTAAAGAAAAATTCCTAGATAGAACTTCATTTGCTAAAACAGTATTTAAAAAAGCAAAACTAAAGGTAAAAAATACATCTTTAGTTGATTACATGATTGCAGACAATGGCTCTTCAGGTCGTGCAGCAGAGATATTCAAAAACATTTATAGAAAAATTTATTACAAGCTAAATAATGATGAGGTTGAAATATTGGACTGGATAATACAAGCTAAAAGATTAATCTCTTTAGAATCCCAAAGAAAAACCCAAGGAAAATCAGACGTTATTAATCCTGGTAACTTGACAAAAGATGATGCTAGAGCTGCGTTAGATAATCTTAAAAAAGAATTAGGAGACAAGAAGTTTAACAAACTAAACGACAGAGCAGAAGAGTTTTTCTCTTACTATCAAGACATGCTAAAAGAAATGTACGAAGAAGGCTTTATAGATAAAGATATGTACGATTCTTTTAAAGGATACGACTACGTACAACGTAAATTCTTACAGCATATAGAAAACCTAGATGGAGAGTTTGACTATAGTAAAGCATCAGACAATAGCGGGTTGGCTGAATCTCCTATAAAAACTATAAATCAAGGTAGTAGTGAATCTTTAATTACAGATAGTATGCTTCTTATTAGTATGTATATTAATGCACGAAGTAAATCTATATCTGCTAACAGAGTAAATAGAGCAACCTTTACATCTTTACTAGATGCTAAAGAAAGACAAAAATCTTTACAAGAAAAAAAAGGAAGCGAATCTATAACTAGAAGAGAGTTAAGAGAATTAGAAGCTTTAGATAAATTGTTTGAGCAAGTCAGTATAGAAAAACAAGTTCCTGATGGATTTAGAAAAGTGTACTATTATGAAGATGGTGTAAGAAAGTCTTTTAGTATGAATCCTGATTTTTATGATAGTTATGCAGGTCAATTAAACGGGATAATATCTACACCAAATATGAGAGAAGCTATTGCCTTAATATCTGGCAAAGCTATATTACAAAGTTTTGCTACAGGTAATAACCCTACCTTTTTTATAACTAACACTCCAAGAGATTTTTCTTTTATATCTGTTTTTAGTAGTCAATACAGTAATTTTTTACTAAAGTCTTTGGGTCAAATAGCTAAAGATTTAGTTGGTGGTATTAAAGAAATAAGAAAAGGAACTGAACAATCTTACATCTACAAAAACGCAGTAGAATACGGTTTGATGATGAACTTTCTACATACACAAGGTCGTGTAAAGCGAAACACCTTCGTAGAATCATTAAACAAAAAAGTATTAGATAACTTCTTTAAATTTGCTACATTTGGATTAGCAGACTCCAAGAGAGCTAAAGACTTTGTGTTTAAAAATAAGATATTTGATTTTATTGGAGATTTGCAAGAATATGGCGAGATAGGTTTTAGATTAGGAGTGTTTACAAGAACATTAAACAACGAAATTAAAAAACTAAAAAAAGAAAATCCTAAGAAATATAAGGATATAAATGAAATAAAAGATTTAGAGAAATTAGACAAAGGTCTAAGAGAGTCTATGTTTACAAAAGCGGTTGCAGAAGCTAGAGCTAAATCTGCACCAGACTTTAACCAAAGTGGCTATATATTAAAAGACATTGACGCAGCAGTATCCTATCTAAACGCAGGAACACAAAGTATTAGAGTAGCAGCAGAGCAAGCAAAAGAAAGACCTTTAGCTACATCATTTAGATTAATTCAAGCAGCGGCTATTTTCTCTGGTCTTCGTATAGGTTTGAATGTGTTTTTACTAGGTGCTTTAGATGATGATGATTTACCTGAAGAGTATAAAGGATTAACGGGTGTTGAGCGATACTTAAAAGCTAGACAAAAGCAAAGTAAGTATCAAAACTCTAACTATATGCACTTTTATTACAATATAAGTAAAGAAGGAGAGTTTGAGTCGTTTAGATTAGCAAAATCACACGAGATAACACCATTACTTTCGTTGACTGAAAATATAATAGCTAACAAAATGGCTGAAATGTATGAGATAGAAGGATACCAAGACAAGACTCTAGAAGAATTAAAGTTTACAATGGAGACAAATGTATTGCCTTTTGATTTAACACTAACAGGTAATTTAACTAGAGTACCAGCCATAAACTCTATTATGTCTTACTCTTTAGGTTATGACTTTTATAGAGACCAGCCTTTGTCTTATATGCAAGGGTATGTTCCTAAAGAAGCTGAGGGTTTTGAAAGCGATTATGTAGAAGGTTTTTACAAAGAGATAGGTTGGCAGACAACAGAATCTCCCGCTAGAATTAAAGCAGCGGTAGAAGCTATAGTAACATCTCCTAGAAGCAATCCTTATATATCTTTAACTTACGGAACTGCTGATGCGTTAATGGGCGGAGAAGAAGGTAGAGAAAAGAAAGAAATGGCAGATAATATTAAAAAAATGTTTACAGGTAGAGTTTTTTCAAAAACTAGCAAGTATTCATCTTCAGTAAACCTAACATCAGACCAAAAGCAAGAGTTAGCTAAAATGGCACAACAAAAAGCTATAAAAGATTTTAACTATAATAAGTTAATAGACGAGTTTGCTAAGAACGATGCTATGCCTAAAGATATTGTAGATGAAATAATATTACAAGCAGGAGACAATGCGGAAGAAACAAAAAAAATGATTAGTAAACTTGAAAAACAGCTAGAGAAAAAACAATATCCTTTTGTTGTTTACAAGCTTAAAAACATGAATGCTAATGAACGAGCGTTTATGTTGTATAATATATTTGGTGGAGATTTTAAAGATAAAAGCAATAAAGAAATCTTAAATCAATTAATGAGAGCTAAAGTTTTAAACAAACAAACTATAAGCAAATACAACGAGTTAATTCAAGGATTTAAGACAGGAGATTTTAATTATAACTACGAGTATGCTAGAGATTTTTTAAACAGATAATTTAATTTCTCCAATTAGGGTTTTTATCTAAATCTATAACAGGGTTAAGCTTTAACAAGGTAGAGCGTTTAAGTTTAAAAGTTATGTTAGAATCTAAACACTTTAACGTATCTAAGCAATTAATAGCTTTTTGCATATAATGTTTTAAGTGTTGGTCTGTACTTTCTGTAGCTGTTATAACAAAACGCCTATCCTTAAGTTTTTTTTTCATGGACTTAATTTTAGGCGTATCGTTTTTATACATCTCAAAATAAAACTCGTTGTGATATTTTATAGAATGATTGTCGTTAATTAAATCTTTTTTCAATGCTTAAGTTTGTTAAATTTAATTTGTAAGGTTCTGTTATTCGGTGTTGGTTGCAATATTAAAAAAGGGTTTGTTGCCTTCTATGTTGGTCTATCCTTTTGTTTGCCTTTTCAAAGTAGTCTTTATCAATTTCAGTAGCTACTAAATCAAAACCTAAGTCATCACAAGCAATGGCAATGCTTCCACTTCCCAAGTGCGAATCAAATATTTTGTTGCCCTTTTCTGCATATTTATTAAGTAAGTGCCTATATAACTCTACAGGCTTTTGGGTTGGGTGTATACTTCCACCTTTTTGAGCTATTAGACATCTATTAAACGTCAGTATTCGTGTTGCTCTATTAAAGCTACTGTAAGCCAATTCACAATCGCTCATACTTAATCCGTGTTGTCCTTTATCCCAAACAACCCAACCCATTGTTCCGTGTTTTAAATGGGCAACAAAATAATTCGCACCCCAAACAATTTGATTCTTACTTATACGTTCTAGCTCATCAAAATACTCTTGGCTAGGTATTGCATTATCCCAGTTTTTTTGATCGTGTGCTTTGCGCTTATGTTTAGGATTTTTTGTAAAGGTTTCTGTTTGTCCTGCGCGTGCAATACCATAAGGTGGGTCTACTATTGCTAGGTCAAATTGTTTATCCACGCATTGCTTCATAAACGGCAAACAATCAACGTTATGGAGTTCTATTTTACTTCTGTACATAATTCATTTTTTTAATACTGTTCACTATCGTCAACCAACACGCAATATAAAACATTGCATTTACTCAGTCCCACTAGGCAACGTTTCATATCGCAGAAATGTTGTGCATAATAGCTACGCTTCGTCTTTTATAAAACATATCCAATGCGTTCCCATTTTCTTGCCGCTTTTATGTCCGTAAAGTGGTTTTTGGTCTGTTAAAGCAAGTATTTCTTTTACAGGAAACCTACAATCATTCCATTTAAATATTAGTGTACCATTTGGCTTTAGCACTCTAAAACATTCTTTAAATCCTTGTTTTAACATCTCACGCCAATCTCCTTGTAAACTTCCGTACTTCTTTGTTATTTGGCTTGTATTGTTTTGCTTAATATGTGGTGGGTCAAAAACCACGTGCCAAAAGGAATTGGCAGGTTGTTTAATATCCGTAAAATCACCTATAATATCAGGGTCAATTATATTTGTTTTTGTTCCGCAAGGATATGTATCAATGTGCGTTTCTCTACGCTTGTCTAAATACAATGCCCTTTCATCGTGTTTATCGAACCACATTCCTTTTGGTCCACAACACACATCTAATACTTTTTTGTCTTTCATTCTATTAATTTTTTTTCGTTAATAATCCGCTACTATGCACAACAATGTATAACACAAATAAACTAACTTTTAGTTAACTTCCATTTTATTAACGAAAGTAAATTCATTTGCTTTATATCTTCTATTGTTTTTTCGTTTTTGTTAGGGTTTCTTAAATTATTAATTTCTTTTTGTAAATATTCATTTTCTTGTTTTAA